GCTCTATCGCAATCGCAGCGCTTGTTGCCGCCGTGTCCGAGGTCGCCGTTGTCTCTGATCCCGACGAGCTCATCCTCGAAGAGGACTGGGACGCGTTCCGGGCTGATGAGCTCAACGACTTCCACGGCCTCGAGCTCGTGGACGACGATCGCCAGATCAGGGACGCAGGCCATGTCTGGTAACCTGCGCTACATCCTTGTCGCACTTGCACTCTCGCTCGGCATCATCGCTTCGGCGGTATGGGTCGGCGACGCAGTGCTGGCCCAGATCCAGGAGAACCAGGCATCATGAGCATCATCGCCGATGTTCCAGTCCTCTTCGTCTGGACCTTCACTGCGTTCCTGATCGGCTGCGTCCTCACCGCGGCCGTCATCGGGATCGTGAGCTACATCAACGCCGACGCTAAACGTGAGCGTTGGAACAACCGCCGTCGCAAAGAACGCCAAGCCCGTCTTCGGCGCCTAGTCCACGGCTAACCCACAATTCGCTTTGCTGGGGCGCTTCGACGCCTCAGATCCATCCAACACGCCACCACAGGAGCTACCACACCATGGGCGTTACGATCGACTTCAACCAGCAGAATACCCAGCCCCAGAACGGCCGTCGCAGCACGCCGTTCGCCGGCCAGAATACCCCGAATGGCGACAAGCCGAAGAGCCAGCTGTGGCTGGATGTCGGCCGGACCGTCAACGGGACCTTCATCAAGCTGCCGCTCGGCCAGGGCATCGACACCATGTATCCGCGTGAGATGCGTGGCCAGAACCCTGAGTTCGCCAAGCAGGTTGCGGCCGAGAACGAGCTGCTCGCCGCCCTCCAGAAGCTGGGCTTCAAGTTCCAGCCGGGTGAGGAGCGCACGCTCAACCTCGAGGTCCGTCTGCGCCGCGTCCATACGCCGGTCGAGGTCAGCCGGGACGAGAACGAGTTCGTCATCGACGCTCGTTCGCTGCTCGCCGAAGAGCCGGAGGACGATCTCGTCGCCGCCAGCTAACGGCACATTCGCGTGGGGACACTGGGCATTAGCCTGGTGTCCTCATGCATTGTCTTTTTCGATGGTCTGAGAGCCACTGGAGCGCTCGACGACGCCCTGCGACCCAGGAGCCAGGAATGCGAATCTAATTACGGCCATAGCGCCCTCACAACATTTTGGGGATTATCCCCATATTCAGGCGCAAACCACTGAGATAAACCCATCTCCATCGGCCAAGGCTATTACCGAATACACGGCCTAGTGCTCGATAATCGTTCGCTGAACGCGGGTCTCCCACGACCGAAACTTGGCGCCATGCTTCCCAGTGTTACAGGGGGCCGTGCGATTGATGCTCCAGCGCATAGAGCATCCGCCTGGCTGGCGTAACCAGCTTCCTGTCGACTCCCTACTTGGAGGAGATGCCCGAGGTTTGAACGACGCTGCCTCGACGCATCTCCTCCGATTTTGGGCTCGGTCGATGGGCAAGGGAACTTCGAATTAGGTTGAGCGAACCAAGGAGCCAAAAGTAGGACGAGTTCAACTCACCATCCTACTTTCTAAAAACCAATCCGACATTTTCTTCATAATCGGCTAGAGGGAGCCTGAAGCTTATGGCACGCGAGGAAGAGACCTCCGAACGCATCTACCTGCAGCTCTTCGAGACCAGCGAAGGCGGCCATACCTGGTGCGACGAGCGCATCAACGATGAGGACGTCGCCTATGTCCGGGCTGACCTGGTCGACCAGGCGATCCAGGTGCTCAAGGACGCGGCCGAGATCATCGACGCGATGATGCCTGGCGTCATGCTCATCGCCTTCCAGGACTTCGCGAAGCTCAACGACACCTGCATCGCGATCCCGCGCACCATCAAGGCTCTCGAGGAGAACAAGCAGTGACCTATCTCGCCTACGCCGGCATCGGTGCCCGGAAGACCCCAACCCACATCCAGAACATCATGCGCGACATCGGCGCCTACCTCTGCGAGCAGGGATGGGTGCTGAGATCCGGAGCTGCACCTGGCGCCGACACCGCCTTCGAAGATGGGGTCGATGCCCAGCTGGCCGTGACCATCAGCCAGGGCAAGCGTCACTGGAAGGAGATCTACCTGCCGTGGGTGGGCTTCAACAACCATCCCTCGACGCTCCATCCGCGCAACATTCCCTTCACCGACCAGGAGATGCGTCTCTCCGCGGAGCTGCACCCAGCCTGGGATCGCTGCTCACCCTCGGCCAAGCTCCTCCATCAGCGCAACGTGCGGCAGTTCATCGGCTGCAAAGAACTCTGCGGTGACAAGGTCGTACCATCCAAGTTCGCGGTTTGCTGGACCGAGAACGGTCAGACGATAGGCGGCACCGGGCAGGCACTGCGTATCGCCCACGCCTGCGGCATCCCGATCATCAACCTCGGCACGGCCACCAATGCCACTGAGCTCGAGATGCTCGTGCTCGAGATCGATCGGATCCAGAACCAGTTCAAGAAGGAGACAATCAGCCATGGGGCTGTTTCAGAAGATCGAGGGTGAGGCTGCTGTCCTGTCACGCTCAGGCGGGCTCTACCAGCAAGTGGACCTGTACACCCGCAACGGCCTTCTCTACGCGAAGGTCGCCGGCGGCTTTGTCAAGCTGATGTACGATGGCAGCACCTCATCCTCGAAGATCCGCATCGACACCCTAGCCTGGGACGGCGACAGCCTCTGGCGCACGCCTACCGGAGCTCTCGCTGTCGGCGATGGTCCCAACTTCAAGATGCTGATGGGCAAAGATGCAACTCGCCTCGGGCTCCCAGCTCCTGCGCCGGCAAGAAAGGCTGCGTGATGGGCACCTATCAAATCGAAGTCACCGTCCGCAAGAGCGTGAAGGTCGAGGCAGACGACATAGATCAGGCCCGAGAGCTCGCAATCGCTGAAGCCCAGAGCGGCGACACCATCGATTGCGAGACGATCTCGGCCGACGTCGACCACGTCACGATCGAAGAAGACGACGACTGGGATGACCCAGACGACGACGAAGAGTTCCTCGACGACGATGAAGACGAGTTCGACGACGACCATGATTGGGATGGAGGCCTCTCCTGATGAACCAGCACGTCGAGCTGCCGGTTAACCCGGATATCGATTACCTGCGGGCCTTCGGCACGCACCCCAGGGTGCATGGCAACGGCTTCATCCAGATAGACCTGCCGGGCGACCGGCGGGCTCACTTCTGGGGCCACCACGCCATTCCTCGCCAGTCCTCGGCGACACCCATCCATGACCATCGCTTCGACTTCTCGAGTCGTGTGCTGCGTGGCTCGATCGTCAACGTCACCTACTACGAGACCTGGGGGGAAGGGCGCGACTTCGAGATCTACACGCCCGTCTTCCGCCAGGGCGAGGACACCAAGCTCGAGCCAACCGGGCGACAGATCCGCGTCGAGCCCGTGCGGGTGCAGATGTTCACGCCCGAGATGACGGCCAACAGTTATTTTTCGGTGGCCGGCGTCTTCCACGAGACCATGGTCAACGAGCCTACGGCGACACTCATCACCAAGGGCCAGACCTATCAGATCACCCCGCGTGTGCTGGTCCCCCTGGGCAAGCAGCCGGACAACGAGTTCACCCGCTACGACGTCAGCGAGTCTGACATCTGGGCGATCGTGGAGGACATCCTCAAATGATCCTCGACAAGACCCCTGGCCGCAAGAAGCTCAAGCCCGGCGACCCCTACACCTTCATCTTCGATGAGCTCGTACTGATCGAAGGCAAGGAACCCCAGGTCGGGGACATCATCGGCAAATGGTTCGCCACCGATGAGCCGGGCCGCAACTTTCGCATCACCGCCATCCACGGCAAAGCCATCGAGACTGTCTTCGAGGGCTTCCAACAATTCGAGGTATCGAGCAAATGAACGCTGCCTGGACGCCTACCTATGCCGAAGCCCGCTCGGCCCACATCGCTGCTGCCGATGCGACCGATGGCTATCGCCGGGTGTCACGTCCAGGCGGTCGCCTCATCGGGCGCCTTACCCGCAAGGGGATCGTGCCCATCACTGCAGCCGACGAGGCTGCAGCCATTGCGCGTGAGAAACGCCAGGACAGGATCCAGTTCAAATGAGCCGACTCGACGATCGCTTCCGCGACAAGCGGATCGCCAAGAATGGCATCGCCGAGCGGCAGAGGCTTAAAGGCATCTTCAACGGCAATTGCAACCGGACAGCCTGTCAGAAACCGGGGGCAACGTGGTTCAACACTTCAACCCGAGCCTTCTATTGCGAGCACTGCGCCCGAGACATTAATCGGGCGTGTGAGCAATTCGGCGAACCCAAGATCTGCTTCATAGTGCAGTACGGAGATACTCGATGACCATCCGAGAGCTCCTCGAGGCACTCAACAAGATCGCCAATTGGAACACGCCGATCCTGCTCACGATCACCAATGATGTGACTGGCATCGACCAGGTCGCCGATCTGCGATCCGTGACCCTCGAGCAGGATCATGGGACCGAAGAAATGTTCCTTCGCCTCTACGGCGACACCACTGAGGACGAATGACCATGAGCATCCAGCACCACGAACAAGCACGGACGGCGCTAGAATCCCGGGTGCTGCTCGAGGCGATCGACAACAACCGGATCGCCCTCAACGCCCTCCTGGACAAGATCCACGAGGACATGGGCCGCCAGCTCATTGTCCATCCCGAGCCCAATCCCGATGGCTCAGAGAAGCACGTGAGCTTCGAGGAGGCACCTCTCGGCCGCGTTCTCCTGGTCAACTACGTGGCTGCCTTCCTTGCCGGCGAGAGCCCGGCAGATCCGGCAACCATCGCCTCGATCGATAACTTCTACCAGACCGGCCTGTTGCACGGCAGCGCCTACGCCGGAGCTCGCCAGGCCCGTCTCCACTGAGGAGCCAGATATGGCAGACATCAACAAAATCGAGAGGGCTCTCGAGATCCTCGACGTCAACAAGAACCTCTGGCCTGACGTGAGGAGCTACCACACCATTCGCGAGGTCCTCACCACTGCCTTCAACGAGGCCGTGGATAAGGAAGTCGAGGAGGAGCTCGCCGAGAGCGGCGTCATCAGGCCGACAGCCGATGATGCTTGAGGTCCCCACACCCCACTGGCACGAGCACAACCCCTGGAAGGACCACATCGTCTACGTGCCGCTCGTGGCGCTCGCTTCCTGCACGATGGGCGCCATCGATCCTCGCAGCCCTTGGACCATGGTCGACGAGATCGCCTACTGGATCCAGTATGGGGACAAGCTCGACGCCTACATCCTCACTGGTCCAACGCTCACCGGCGGCGTCCGCTTCGGCCCCAATGGCTCGCACTATCTCTCGCCAGGGTTCTCCCTGCCGAAGCTCCACGCGCTGCTGAAGCGCTATCGACCAGAACCGATTCCCCGCGAGGGGTAGCGGTGGCCGGGATCTAGTAGGCGTCCCGGCCCGTCGTGCAGCGGGCGGTCATGACGGCCAGAAACAACACCCGCAGGGTCAGGGGCAGCATACTCCTTCTGCCCTGATGGCTCACGGGAGGGGAGCTGCAACTCCCCTCCCATTCAATTTCCGGAGATCCAGATGCCCAAGTTCACCGTCTTCTACCTCATGCTCACCAACGAGCAGGTCGCCGAGATCAACGCCAAGGGCTGGGACTGCCCGCTCGGCAAGGCGTACCTCGACGTCAAATTTATCGGCGAGAGAAACCTTCACCCAGCTATGGAGGCGGACCTTTACGTCAAGATGGCCGAGATCGAGGCCGATAACTGCGAGCAGGTCTGGACAGCCCTCCAGAACGACGTCCACATCGGCAAGGACTACGCCCCGCAGGTCAAGATCCTGATGCGCCGACCCAACCGCTCGATGGACGTCGGAGATCTCATCTGGGTCGACGAGCCGGCCGAAGGCGGGCCCCTCGCGATCTGTTCCTCAATTGGCTTCGAGGCCATCGAGGATCCAGACGTGCGAGCCTACATCGAGGGGAAACTGTGATCTGGCCGCACATCCTCAGAGCGCTAGGCTTCGGCCTGTCGCTCATCCACATCATCGGGTCGCTGAGAGATCAGCGGCCTTTCTTGCATCTCCCCGCTACCACATCGCCACTGCGCTCGATGCTCATACCCATTGAGCCAACGAAGGAGACAAAGATGCTCGAGTTCCAGATCGAGATCGAGAAGCTGTTCCACAAAAACCAGCTCTTCCCCCGCATCAGGGGGGAGTTCGAGGACTGCGAGTTCGATTTCCCCAAGTACATGTCCGAGCGCGACATCAACGTCGAGTTCGGCATGGATCTCCTGGTCCAGATGGTCCTCCACAAGCGGGCCATCCTGCCCGTGCTCGTCGGCACCCTCCGCAAGCACTTCAACGATGACTGCCAGAAGACGGCCGACGAGCTCGTGAAGGCCGTCATGGCCGACCTCGTCGACTGGTCGCCGATCACTCGGCAGTTCATCATCAAGTTCGGGATCACACCCGACGTCCAAGCGGATCTCGATCGCTACCAGTATCCGCTGCCGATGGTGGTGCCGCCCAAGGAGCTCGAGAGCAATCACGACACCGGCTATTACACCAGCCGGAACTCGGCGATCCTGCGCGACAACTATCACGACGACGACATCTGCCTCGACGCCCTGAACCAGGTGAACAGGACCAGGTTCCGCATCAACCAGGACGTGGCGAAGACGGTCAAGAATCGCTGGCGCAACCTCGACAAGCCAAAGGAGGACGAGGAGCTCAGCGAGTACCAGAAGCGGGTCAAGGCCTTCGAGAAGTACGATCGGACGGCCTTCGACGTCATGGACCATCTCGGCCTCGCAACCGAGGGCGAGTTCTACCTCACCCACAAGGTCGACAAGCGCGGGCGAACCTATTGCCAGGGCTACGTCGTCAATTACCAGGGGACCGCCTGGAACAAGGCCGTCATCGAGTTCGCAAATCAAGAGGTGACGGCTTAATCAGGGGAGAAAATCCTCTGGCAAAGGCTGAGATAATCGCCTAGCATAATCTCGTCTCAACGATGGAGATAATCATGCAGACCTGGTTCGGCTTCGGCTCACTCGCTCTCACCCGTCGAAGACGGACCCAGCTACCGCCCTCTGCAATTCCCTAGAACCCGGCGGCTGCACGTAGACCCAAACCCACACCTTGGAGCCCCTCGAAAGAGGGGCTTCTTCCATCTGAAGGAGAATTCCCATGGCCGCAGTGATCTACATCACGCTCGGCAACAACGCTAGCTTCGGCATCGACGAGAAGGACCACCTGGTTGTGACCCAGGATCTTCCTGGCAGCGTCCCGCAGGTTGTCGTCGACCTCGGGCTCGCTACCCAGCGCCGCATCGAGCAGCTCCAGGATTACCTGGGCCAGCTCTACATACACGCCATCGAGGAGAACGTAGTCGCAGGTGAGCCGGAAGCGCACTCGGGCTAGGACTACGCCTCCGGCAACAGGCCCTCGGTTCGGGGCATACCCTGTTGTGGCCCACGGCGTCATGACGTGGCAGGGCACCGATCCGTAAAGCCAGCTGGCAGCATAGACCCAACCCTCGATCCAGAGAAGAGGCACATGGTCGACATCGATATCGACATCTGGCGGGATGGTCGAAACGCGAATGGGAGCATCGAGCTGCAGTGCCTACTCAAGCACTACCCATTCACCGAGATCCCGCCGAGCTACAACAGCGAGAAACTGAGGCTCATGCTGCAGGAGAACTTCGAGCCTAATCACAACGGGCAGAAGACGTACTTCATCAGCTTCACGCTGGGCTACGTCTTCTTCCAGGACAAAGGGGATGCGGATCTCTGCCGCGCCCTCTTCTACGTCTACTGACCCATCACTCACCCAACTGGAGCTACCACATGTTTCAGACTTTCACGGGCAAAGAGTATCTCAAGATCGACATCGCGAGCTCCTTCGGCTTCGACAAGGCCAACTGGGACGCTCGCATCGCCTGGTTCGACGCCAACGAACATCAGCTGCACGATCTCGTGTCGCAGGCCGAGGAGCCAGCTCTCTTCTACGCCGGCGTTCTTGCCTGGGAGAAGGCCAAGGCCGACAAGCCATCGGGCTACCCCATCTCCCTCGATGCCACCTGCTCGGGCATCCAGATCCTCGCCGCCCTCGCCTGCGATCGTAAGGCGGCCGAGATCTGCAACGTCGTCGACACCGGCAAGCGGGAAGACGCCTACGTCTCGATCTACCAGGACATGGTGAACCAGCTCGGAGGCACCGCCAAGATCGATCGCAAGCTCACCAAACAGGCGATCATGACAGCCTTCTACAGCTCGACCGCAGTGCCCAAGCGCGTCTTCGGCGAGGGCGATCTCCTGCAGGTCTTCTACGACACCGTCGAGCAGAACGCTCCCGGTGCCTGGGAGATCAACAAGACCATGCTCGCCATCTGGGACGAGAAGGCGCTCGAGAACTCCTGGGTCCTGCCGGACAACTTCCATGTCCGGATCAAGGTCATGGGCGAGGCCTCCGAGACCGTCCACTTCCTCAACGAGCCCTTCGAGGTGACCTACCACGTCAACAAGCCCATCAAGGGCGGCAGGTCGCTCGGCGCCAACATGGTCCACTCGATCGACGGCATGGTGGTTCGCGAGATGCAGTGGCGCTGCAACTACGACCCCAAGCACATCGCCCAGCTCTCCACCTGGGCCCTGAACAAGCAGTTCGGGAGGCTGGTCAAGCGTCCCCAGGACGAAATGGTGCTGACCCTCTGGGGCCACTACCAGAATTCGGGCTTCCTCTCGGCCCGGATCCTCAACTACCTCGACAACCTCAACCTGGGCCTCGTCGAATGGCGCGTGATCCAGGAGCTGATCAACAGCCTCCCCAAGAAGCCGTTCGAGGTCATCACGATCCACGACTGCTTCCGGGTTCTCCCCAACTATGGCAATGACCTTCGCCGGCAGTACAACAACCTGCTGGCGGAGATCGCAGAATCGAGCCTGCTCGGCTACCTGGTCAGCCAGATCTGCCGCCGGCCGGTGACGGCGAACAAGCTCGATCCTTCCCTGGCAAACGACATTCGCCAGGCCAACTACGCTCTCTCCTAACAACGAGGAACCGCATGAACCATCCGAACATCCCAATGCTCTTTCCCAAGAACGTCCTAGCCCTCACGACGCCGGGCATCATCTTCAACACCTACCGACTCGGCACGAAATGGGCCTATCTGCGCCCTGGCGACGAGCTCACCCTTGGTGAAGAGGACAGTGACTTCTCGATGACCGCCAGGGTCGTCGAGACGGTGAGCGGTCCGCTGTGGCGGCTTCTCGCTCGTCGCGAGCTAGTGACCGAGAACTTCGCCGTCCGCATGAACGATCCGCGGATCGAGACCACCCTCATTGAGGACCTGGCTCGAGCCTACGGTAAGATGGAGGCCGCCTTGGACGTCCGTACCACCTACACGGTAGTCCGACTCCTCCACGGGTAACCGGCTGGGGATTTCCTGATTATCGGAGATAATGTATGGTGGGCTCGCTTCCTGATTTTGGGGAGCGGGCCCCTCCTTTTTTCAGGAAAACGACAGCATGAGCAATCTCAACCTCCGGATCAACACCGCCCAGACCATCGTCTGGGTCACCTGCCTTAGCGACGCACTCCCGGTCACCGCCGGCACGACCCTCACCGACGTCACCCACGAGGGTGCCGATGGCTCGGCCGCAACCGGCGACGGCGTCCACGACAATCCGGACAACCACGTCCTCTACCACGACGTCCAGGACGCCCTCTACCGCCAGCTCGGCCTGCAGAACATGCAGAACATCTCGATCGTCCCCAGCGGCGCTCTGGCCGGCGGCCAGGCCACTGCCGCGGCCCTCTCCATCGTGGAAGCCGCGACCGACACCGTCGACATCGTCTATGCTGACGAGATGGCGGCGACCAATGCCGACTGGACCTACGAATCGGCCGACGAGCTCATCGCCACGGTTGCGTCCACCGGCGTCGTGACCGCTGTGGCCGAAGGCGAAACGGTCGTCACGGCGACTCACAAGCACACCGGCGCCACCGTCGACTGCGCTATTACGGTCACCGCCGCCTAATCAGCGAATTATCACGAATATAGTCAGGGCCTATTCCTCATAATCGAGGGATAGGCCCTAACTTTTTTGGCCTGTGGTTTGTTCCCGGCACCACAGGATATTGTGGATAATTTTCCAATACCGGGACTTCCAGATGAATCGAAAATCACATCTAAATCCTGCCCAGAGGAGGCCATCGAATGCCCATCGTTACTCCCGCCCTCGCCGTAATTGCGGCGATTGTGCTCGGCGCGCTCTTGTTCGCAGCCGTGGCTGTTGCCCATCGGACCTTGGTCCGTAAGCAAAAAGCCTTACGGGCAAGGGAATTGCATCCAGAGTTTGATGAATTTAACGAGAAATACGAACCATGAACGCAACTCACGAGTTGCAATCAGCATCAGCCACTCTTGCAAGGACCAACACCATGCCCGGCTCACGGGATCCCCAGCGCCGCCTCATAGCGATCCGCACCTTCATGGAAATTCGCCGTGCCATCAGCAAGGCCGCAAAAGAGGCCGATCTCTCCTATGAGGAGGTGATTGCGGCGATGGCCGTCCGACTCGGGCAGCTTGAAGGCAAGCCGATGGACATCAGCAGCGTCGCCGAAACGGCCGCGCTCCCGTTCGCATCAAGTCATCGTTACCTGCAGCGGCTTAGGAAGCGCGAGTTCATCCTGGCCGAGGCCAAAGGCAAGCGTGTCGTGCTGCGGCCGAACCATGGCGGCGAAGAGGACCCCACCATCTCCCAGGCCTATTCGGAGATCGACCGGGCCCTGCGCAAGGCCACCCGCGAGCTCAATAAGTTGAACCACTTAAACGGATAACGAAAAAGTTCCATTAAATCTATCCAAAATGGATAAGTGGTAATTTGCGCCCCCTAGGGAGCCGGATATACGGCTTCCCATAGTCACCTCTACCAAACGATATTGTGACCCTCCCTTCAATAATGAGCCTCTCATGACCATGACGCTGCAAACTGTTTTCCGTAAGGGAGTCGAGTTCGAATTCCCGCCAGAGGTGATGGAACGTTGTGGCCTGCGGCCGAACCAAAGAATCTCCGGAAAACGCTTCTGGCAGGCCCTCGTCTGCCACGCCGAGATCCTCATCCTCGAAGAAGCCGCCCTCGATCTCCTCGAAGCCACTCTCTCATCATTCGAGGCAGCGTGAACACGTGTTCTCCCAGTATCGGCCTCGATGACCCGCTGCGGCTCGAGGACGCCCTCAGACTAGCGTACCCTCTAGGCGGCATGACAGTGAGCGGCTTGCGTCGCGAGATCAGCAGGGGCAACCTTGCTGTCGAACTGACCGCGGGCAAGCACTTCACCACGCTCCGCGCGATCCAGGCAATGAGGGATCTATGCCGCGCAAAAGCAAAGGACCGCATCTCTGGTTCCGGAAGGAACGTCGAGACCCAGCCACCGGCAAGCTCAAAGAGAGCGGCACCTGGATCATCATCGACGGCGACAAGCGCCACCCCACAGGATGCGCTGAGGTTGAGATTGGCGCAGCGCAGCTCAAGCTCGCCGAGTACCTCACGACGCAATACCGAGCTCCTCGTCGCGAGCAGGACATAGAGAAGCTTCCGATTGCCGATGTGTTGCTCATCTACGACGAAGACAAGGGTGCCAAGCACGCGAACCAGCGTGTCTACCAGGGCTCACTCAAACGGATCAACGAATGGTGGGGGAGCAAGACCCTCTCCGAGGTCGACGGTGATAGTTGTTATGCGTACACCAAGTCCCGGGGCTCGCCTGGCGGTGCCAGGCGGGATCTCGAGGTCCTGCGTGCCGCCATCATCCATCACGCCAAGAAGGGCCTCCACAAAGGCGTCGTCTTCGTCCACCTACCCGACAAGGGCGAAGCTCGCGATCGCTGGTTCACTCGCGACGAGGCAGCGCAGCTCCTCTGGTACTGCTGGCGGAAGCGCGAGATGATGACCATCACCCGCGGACCGCATCGCGGCGAGGTGTTCCCGACCAAGCGTCGGCCGCTTCGCCACCTGGCTCGCTTCATCCTGCTCGGGCTCTATACCGGCACTCGTGCCGCCGCTATCGCAGCTGCGTCTCCGAAGCGCGAGAAGGACCGCGCCTGGGTCGATCTCGAGCATGGCGTCTTTCATCGCCGCAAGGTCGGCAAGAAGGAGACCAACAAGCGCCAGCCGCCGGTGAGACTGCCGTCTCATTTGCTTGGGTTTCTTCGTCGCTGGGCTCGCCCCGATGCCGATGGTCGGGTCCCCGAATTCTTCATCGAGTGGAACGGTGAACCTGTCGCCTCCGTGAAGACCGCTTTCGCATCAGCCATCGAAGGGGCCGGCCTCGAGCATGCGACGCCGCACACCCTGCGCCATACGGCTGCAACCTGGCTCATGCTCAACGGCGTCCCGATGTACGAGGCAGCCGGTTTTCTCGGCATGAGTCAGAAGGTGCTGGAGGACGTTTACGGCCACCATCATCCAGATTTCCAGAAAAATGCTGCCCGTGGTTTTAGGCCTAAAAAAGCGGCCTAAACTGTGGGGAAACTTGTGGGAAGAAAACCAATGGGGGTACTAAGTGATTGAAAAGATTGGTGGGCCCGGCAGGACTCGAACCTGCAACCAGACCGTTATGAGCGGTGGGGGTTCCCTTGAAACGCCCGGATACTCAGGGTTTTTTGTGAACGATAGTCGTTCATAATCGCGATTCGTTCACGCTATTTCATGTGGGGAACGTGTGGGGAAGACCCCCCAGAACGTAACCCGAACTAGCCCAACCACAGACTGAGCTACCACAATGCCCGACACCCTCGACCCGAGGACGGCATCCGCCGTCACTCGCGCTTTTTTTGACGCCCTTAACGCCTCGCCGCTGACCCCGCGTCAGGTGGCCAAGCTGAGCGGCCACCACGTCAACACCTTCTACAACTGGCGCATGGGCAAGGCCTCCGCGAGCGTCCTCAACATGGAGGCTGCGCTCGATGTGCTCGGCCTCGAGCTCGCCATCCGCCCCAAGCGCACGAACCAGGAGAGCGAATGATGCCGCGCATGCAATCCCCCAATGGGTCCGAGATCAAGGGGACCCTCGAAACGCTCTCCGGCTGCGCACTCGCCTACGAGTTCGACGAGACCGGCGAGCCCAACTACCAGGGCGAGACCGAGATCTGGTGGGACGAGCAGAAGACCGTCACCAACGACAAAGGTCAGATGCTCTACCTCGACGAGGACGGCAACGAGTGGACCTGGGACCAGCTCACGCCGCTCGACGACGATAACGTCGAAGAGGGTGAGGAAGACCACAGCGAGGAGATGGGCTGATGTCCGAGAAGGGGATGCCTTTCTGGCTCACTTACGAGGAGCGCGACACCGTCCTAGCCGCCCTCCGTCTTTGGCAGGGCTACCTCTACGGCGAGGTCTTGATCTTCGAGAGCGAACAAGGCGCCGCACTCGAGAAGATCGCCAGCGGCGATGACAACGTCATGCTCGAGGCTGAGGCGATCGACGCTCTCTGCGAGAGGATCAACATATGAAGTGCAGCGACTTCAGAGTCGGCAACTGGTCCTTCCGTTATCGCCCCCACAAGGACGGCCGCCACAACTGGGAGGTCTACCCGAAGGGCGAACGCAGCCACTGGTCGCATCACGGCAGCATCACTGCTGCCAGCGACAACGCGACCTTCATCGTCTGGCCCCGCACCGGCGCCATCGATGCCCGCCCGACATTCGAGGCGGCACTCGAGATCATGCTGTCCCGGCTGACTGGGAAGATCGCCTGATGCCGGGCTCCCACTACACCGGCGAGGGCACGATCCTCGGCGGGCTGCCCGTCATCGCCGACGTCTACTGGGGCCATAGCCCCTGGGACGGCGAGGGCTTCGCCGAGATCGTCGAGATCTATTGGCGCAAGCGCGATGGATCCAAGGGGAAGCCCATCCCCACGCACCTTCGCGACCGTGCTGAGAAGTACGATCGCTATTTTTGCGGCCTCATCGAACAGCTGCAGGACCACTGCATCCACGAGGCTGGCAACGACGAACCCAACGACGAAATGGTGGAGCTGATCCCATGAGCTGGAAGCCCGAAGTCAAAACCGACAGCACCGGCAAATGGTACGGCAACGCCCTGCGCTTCGCCACCAAGGAAGAGGCCCTGGCTCAGGTCATCGACCTCGCCTTTCGCTGGACACTCGTCCACGACTATCGCGTCGTCGAGAGCGAGGACCCCGTCAACTACCGCTTCGAAAACGGGAAGCTGGTTCGCATCGAGGAGGCTGCCTGATGGCCACCCTTGAACTCGACGACCACGAGCTCGACCACCTGATCAGCTGGATCGGCGCCGAGGAGCTCGCCTACCTCAAATATCGGACCCAAGGCAGCGGACTGAGCCCTAGCGAGGTCAGGCGCATGCAGAGGGTCAGCATCCTCGCCAGGAAGCTGGTGGCGGCTCGCAAGGGCCCGTTCACCCCCACCGTCACCATCATCGTAAAGGCCGCCTGATGACCCCCTTCGATAAGTGGAAGGCCAATGCCAAGCGGGCTGCCGGCCGACTCTGGGGTTACCCGGAGCTGATCGATGACGACCCCGAGGCGGCTCGTGCTGCCTTCGATGCCGGCGAGGACTACGCCCGGTACGTCCTCGAGCTCGGCGAAGAGCTCGATCTCATCGTGCCGGATCCCTTCACCGTCGAGACGCTGAAGCGGCTCTACCCGCTGCCGTCCGACGAGCACTGACCTCCTTCGTTCGAACCAAGAGAGAAAACCCATGTCGGGCATTTCCGCCTACAAAGTCACACCTCGCCAGGCACGCAGGTTCATCGTCCGCTGCATGCTGGCGGGCCTGGTTCCTTTCCTCCAGGGCTCGCCGGCCATCGGCAAGAGCGCCGTCGTCAAGTCGATCGCCGACGAGTACGGCCTCAAGCTGATCGATCATCGACTTTCGACCTCGGCGCCGGAGGATCTCACCGGTCTCCCCAGGTTCAAGGAGGACGGCACCGCCACCTTCGCGCCGTTCGATACCTTCCCGACTGAAGGCACGAAGATCCCGGACGGTTACCAGGGCTGGATGATCTTCCTCGACGAGTTCAACTCGGCCAGCAAGATGGTGCAGGCCGCGGCCTATAAGCTCGTCCTCGATAAGATGGTCGGCTTGGCCAAGCTCCACCCCAACGTGGTGATCGTCGCCGCCGGCAACCTCACCACCGACCGGGCGATCGTCAATCCGCTCTCGACGGCCATGCAGAGCCGCCTCATCACCCTCGAGATGATCCTCGACCATCAGGAGTTCATGGAGGACGTGGCCCTTCCCCAGCGCTGGGACAGCCGCATCATCGCCTACCTCAACTACAAAAAGGGCGCCTTACACGACTTCCGGCCCGACCACAACGAGAAGACTTTCTGCTCGCCGCGGACCTGGGAGTTCATGAACAAGCTGATCAAGGATCAGGAGGTCGTCGAAGCTGATGCAGCTCTCTATGCCGGCGCCATCACCTCGGGCGTTGCCGTCGAGTTCATCACCTTCACCAAGGTCTATGCCACTCTGCCGAGATTCCAGGAGATCGTCAGGGACCCGAACGGGATCGACGTGCCGCAAGATGCCGCGACCCGCTGGGCGACGGTCACCCATCTGATCGAACACGTCGATGGGGACAGCTTCGACGCGGTCTCCACCTACATCGCCAAGTTCACCGCCGAGATGCGGGTGATCTTCTTCCGCGGGCTGATGATTCAGAAGCCCGACCTGAAGCTGCACCCGGCCTGGCGGCGCTCCCTGGTCGATATCTCGAGGTATCTGCACGACGATCTGCCGACCACGACTCCGACCGCAGTGGCAGCATGAGTCGGCCGACCTACGTCTTCACCCCCGCCGAGGATGACTCGGTCGACGATACCTACCAGTGCGTCGAACACCCGCACCTGAGCATCCAGGTCTACCACGGACGGTTCATCGTCAACGATCACGCTGGGCTGCCCGTGAACCCGCAGATGGGCACCTTCGACACGCTCGAGGCTGCCATCGCCAAGGTCGAGGCCGTCATCAAAGAGGAAACCCAATGACCGATAAGATCACCGGCGAGACGCTCATCGCCTGGGGCTTCAAGCCTGGCCCCTGGTTCAAAGAGGCGATCGAATTCGGCAACACTGTCTTGGGGAAGTACCCCCTCGACGAGATCCGCGAGTTCATCTCCAACAACTACAAGCCTCGCGAGCCTGAACTCGACCCTGCGCTGCAGCTGCGCACCAACTCGATCCCCTTCGGCATCTTCCTCGAGGCCGAGACCGACGACGAGGTGGTCAACTACGCCGGCGTCGTCCGGCAGATGGACGAGCTCGTCCGCACCCCCACCGTGATGCACGCCGCCGTCATGCCGGATGCCTGTCCGGCTGCCGGCGTCATCCCGGTTGGTGGTGTGGTTGCAACCAAAGACGCGATCCATCCGGGCTTCCACTCCGAGGACGCCTGCTGCTCGATGGCCATCACCGTCTTCAAGCGGGACATGGACGTCAGCCGGGTCCTCGACGTCGCCATGCAGACGACGCACTTCGGCAACCAGCCGCGGCAGCAGTTGGCCGCCTACGGCCGGGACACCCAGTTCGCCGGGCTGATCGACCGCCTGCCAGAAAACCGCTTCACTGCCGGGCTCGAGGACCGTGCCATTGGCCAATTTATGACCCAGGGCGATGGCAACCACTTCTTTTTCGTGGGCCACCTCAAGTCGACCGGACAGCTGGCGATCGTCACCCACCATGGATCTCGAGGCTTCGGCGCCGAGGTCTATCGCCGTGGTAAAGCTGTGGCCGAGAAGCACACCTCGATCGTCTCGCCACGGACGCCCAAGGCAGCAGCCTGGATCGATGCCAACTCGCAGGAAGGCCACGACTACTGGGAAGCCCTGCAGCTGGTCCGCGAGTGGACCAAGCTCAACCACTACGCGATCCACGACGCCATGCAGCAGCGACTTGGCAACGCCATCGTCGGCCGCTTCTGGAACGAGCACAACTTCGTCTTCAGACGGGCCGACGGGCTCTTCTATCATGCCAAGGGCTCGACGCCGTCCTACTACGGCTACGCCAATGACGATTGCGGGCAGATGCTGATCCCACTGAACATGGGGCAGCCGATCCTGATCACCATGCCGAACGATCGCCGACCGATCGACGGTCTGGGCTTCGCACCACACGGCGCCGGCAGGAACCTCTCGCGCACCGCGCACATGAAGCGCCTGCTCGAGGAGTTCCCGTCCGACGCACGAGGGATCTCGCCACGAGACCTGCAGACGATCATCGACCGTGAGACGCAGGGCCTCGACGTCCGCTTCTACTGCGGCAAGCCCGACATCTCGGAGCTGCCCAGTGCCTACAAGCGGCCCGATGAGGTGCGTCGCCAGATCACGAAGTTCGATCTCGCCACCATCGTCGACGAGGTCATCCCGGCCGGCACCATCATGGCGGGCGAGGGTCATAAGCCCTGGCTCAAGAAGAAGGACAGGAAATGACCGAGATCGACTACACGCTGCTCGAACGTGAGTTCGACCGCACCAAGACCAAGGTGTTCCTCAACAGCAACGCCGCCTTCCTCGGCCCGCTGATGTGCTCGATGAACTTCTCCTGGGTCGAGGACATACAGACGGCCTGCACCAACGGCGTGACGCTCTGGTGGAACCCTCGGTTCTTCCTCTCGCTGCTGCCGGAGGTCCGCGAGACCATCCTCCTCCATGAGCTCTGGCACCCAGCGCGGCTTGACATGCTGCGCTGTGGATCCAGGGAGCATGAGATCTGGAACTACGCGGCCGACATCCTGATCAACAACACACTGATCCGCGAGGGCAAGAGCTTCAAAGGCTTCAAGCCCTGGTTCAACTTCGACTACGAGGGCTGGGTCACCGAGGACGTCTATGACGACATCGTCAGGATCCGCGACGAGCTCATCGCCAAACACCAGGCCCAAGGCCAGGGCAATGCCCCCGCCATGCCCTGGTCAACTCCCTGGCTGACCAACCCGGAGACCGGACTCGGCGATCTTGTCGGCGACCTCGTGGAGCCAGATGAGGTCGACGTCGCAGCCGCGCTGCAGCATCAGGTCCTCAACAACGTCATCTCGGCCGCCCACCAGGCACAGCTCGCCGGCGGCAGCATCCCCGGAGAGATCGAGACGACGCTGAAGCGCTTCCTTGCTCCCAAGATCGACTGGGACAAGGCGCTCTTCCAGTTCTTCAACGAGCTGGGCGGCCACGACTACAGCTGGGCCCGCCCCAACCGGCGCTACCAGGACATGTACCTGCCGGACCTCATGGAAGAGTACAACGGCCTCGACCACGTCATCTACTATGAGGACGTCTCCGGCTCGATCTCGGACGGCGACGCCATCAGATTCAACTCGGAATTCAAGTACGTCCACGACTACTTCAAGCCGAAGAAGATGACGATGGTCCAGTTCGACGAGCAGATCCAGAAGGAAGACGTCTTCCTCGAGGAGGACGAAGTCGACGAGGTGAAGATCGTCGGCCGCGGCGGCACCTCGCTGGTCTGCGTGCGCGAGCACATCATCGAGCACAAGCCGACCGCTGTCGTCATCTTCTCGGACCTGCAGTGCGATCCCATGCACCCGCTTCCCGCGGACCTGGCGCACGTCCCGATCATCTGGGTCGCCCTCAATAACCGGAAGGCCGAAGTGCCGCACGGGACCATCGTCCACCTACACGAATGATCAACCACCCGGCGGTTTCTGCCGGGCCTCCCCCACTCCAGAAATCGAATGACCAGATGTTGCATTGGCCAGACCTGAGCCGCGAAGATCGCGTCGCGCTCATCACCGAAAACTGGAACGAGAATTGTTCCGCCAAGACCCTTGCGGTCACCCTCACCAAGCTCACCGGCTCGCAGGTGACCCGCAACTCGATCATGGGCTTCTACACCCGCGTTCCCGAGCTCAGGATCAGCTATCCGCTGGGCGGAGGTGGTGTGCCCGGTCAGCGCCAGCTGCGAGACGAGCACGGCAACAAGCTGCCTCGCCAGCACGCTCCGCGCCTCGAGAAGCGCAAGCGCAAGAAGCTCAACTACGTGCGGGGCGAGGTCCAGCAGCCGGCCAAGGTGCCGGTCGCCGAGGTCAACCTCGCCTATGACCGGACGGCGCTCAAGCTCGCACTCTGGGAGCTCGGCCCCAACCAGTGCCACTGGGGCATCAACGAACCAGCTCCAGGGGAACGGCACCTCTTCTGCGGCCACGGGACCGAAGGCCACCCACGCTACTGCCCCAACCATCGGGGCCGCCTATTCCAGACAAGGAGAACCAGTCGATGAGCTTCAACGAGGATTTGGCACTCGCCAAGGAGGCCGGCTACGTCGACCCATACGAGAGGCGGAAGCAAGCCCGCCTCAACCTCGGCCCGCTCTCGAGGGAGTTCCACAACGAGGCCCGTGTGCCCGAGATCCTGAGCAACATAGAGACCATGCTCATGGAATGGCAGAACGACTACCCCGGCGGCATGCCGTTCACGATTCGGGTCACGCAGAACTTCCCGCGGACGACGCTGGAGATCATCCCGCTGGAGCTACCGGATGCGGCTTAGGCGCTCCCTCGAGATCGCAGGGTTCACCCTGTTCTGCGCGATCGCCGGCGGCGTGATCGCGATCGCCATGATCGAGACCGCGACTGGGATCGTCTATGGCGCCCAGCTGGTCTGGAACTTCCTCTCCTGAAGGACTCACTATGCTCTGCGACGCTGCCTGCCTCACCGCTCAATCGATGTGGCCGCTCTACCTGTGGGCCGGCTTCATAGCCCTGGGCGCCGTGCTCCTAGTCGGGGCCCTGTTCTGGAGCTTGTTGCCCTGATGGCCTTCTCCAATCGACAACACGACGACGGCACCTGGCGGCTCTGCCTTCGTGCCGGCGAGACGTTCCTGCACGTCTTCAAGGATCCGGCCGCCCCCAGGTGGCCCGTCAAATTCGCCAGGCAGTCGGACGCCAAAGCCTGCGCCGACGAGCTCAACGAAAAGTGCTGGGACGCCTACGAACGCAGCCGCCCCGAGCGCAAGCGCAACCGCGCTGAGGAACCAGTCTGGGAAGCCATCGACATCATCGCCAAGCATGGCGGGCTGACGATCGCCCAGGTCACTGAAATCGAAGAATGGACCAATAGCCAATGACCACTGAAATTACCGCCGGCCTCGTCGAGATCGACATCCGCGACGAGGGACATGTCCACGTCTACCTCGATGGCGAGCTCACCCACATCCTGAGAGCGCCCAAGAAGCTCGTGATCAAAGAGCAGGGCCATGCCCGCGCGGAGAAGTTCCGCAAGGCCAACGGCAAGGGCATCGAGATGTGGTTCATGCGGATCCTGGGGTTCTGACGATGACCAAATTCCTAGTGATGCTGGTCGAGACCGTCCGTTACCAAGTCGAGGTTGAAGCCGAAGACGGCGACAAGGCTGAGGAGCTGGCCCGCGAGACGTGGAACGCCTCCCAGGACCCGATTCACGACTTCTGCGGCGACGGCCAGGGCGTCGAGGTCCTCTATCACGAGATCCTGCGCGACGATGGCACAGTCATCGAACCAGGGGATCCTGACGACCAATGATCCGCCGCTTTCGCCCGGTCTCGATCCCCGACTCGACGCATCCCCTGGTTCGCCGGCTCTTCGTCGAGATGAATGCCCAGCAGGTCGGCCCGATCGACATGGCAGACCGCTCCGGCATCAACAAAAACACCTTCAAGGACTGGCGGACCAGGACCGAGCCGACCATCGGTAACCTCGATGCCTGCCTCAATGTCCTGGGCCTGGAGCTGACCGTCCGGGAGAAACTCGAAAAATAAACACACCCGAATCGTCATAATCCGGTGGCGATTTTCCTAATAATATCAAGGGGTTGTACGCATTTTTTCGTACGTTACCGCTTGACAGACGCAATGAAACCATTTTGGGTTCCCGTTAGTTCTGGTGACGTGGTCAGAGCGGGGCATGCGCAGCGACGCCCCGCGGCGTAGGCGAAACCCACTATCGCACACGGTACTCCACAGAGCCGGACGCCTCTTCCGGGAGGGGATTTGGTGGGATCCTCCGTTCTCTTGGCCAGTGAACGGGGGGTCCTTTTTCTTGAGAAGGGTATCTTGAAAATCCGTGCAATAATCAATAAAATGGTCCCCGAGTTAATGGTGGATAATCACGGAACCCGACCCATGCCTTACCAGCGCAAAGCCGATGACAGAAAGATCATCGAATTCAACAACCTAGGCCTGTCGTTGACCGGCATTGGTGAACGCCTCAACGTCCACCCGACTACCGTTTCCAACCGGCTGAAAGAACTGCGGATCGACCCCATCGATACCCGGCGAGCCTTCATGGAGGACATCTTCGAAGCCCTGGCCCCTGCCCAGCAGGAGTGGCTGATCCAGCAGCTCGGCCCAGGCTACACGGTCAAGGACTTTGTCCGTGCCCTGTTGATCAAGGAATACGTGAACCGAACTACGGCGGCGGGGGTCACGGCCTGATTTTCAGGAAAGTTTAAGAGATATCTCGAATATCTCTTGACTCCAAAATCGAAACCCGAAAAGGGTGCGTCTCAGAAACCGACTTATCTGCCACGGCCACGTAGGCCAGGAGCAACAAATGACCGAGCAAGAAGTTCGTGAAGAACCTGCCGTCCGCACGCAGCGCCTCGTCTTCAACGCCGACGAGGCAACCACCACCCCCAGCAACATGAAGGAGGTACAGATGGAAGCGCCTGACGACCCGACCTCTGACATGACCCTCGAGGACCTGCAACGTCAGCAGGACGAGATCCAGCGGAAGATCCTCGAGAAGCAGCAGGCCGAGAAGCGGGCCGTCATCGAGCAGATCGTGAGCGTCGTCCATAGCTACGACATCCCGATCGACGAGCTCGTCGACGCCCTGGGCGGTCTCAAGATCAAGCGCAAGGGCCAGAAGGCGATCCAGAAGTACCGGGATCCCGCCAGCGGGGCGACCTGGTCGGGCCGCGGCAAAGAGCCCGTCTGGATCCGCGGCAAAGACCGCGAGCAGTTCCTGATCGCCGATGCTGAGTGAGCCCATTCCAATGGACCCCGAGCTGGCTCGATTGCTGGCCGAGGTTCGGAACAGGCCGCCGATGACCAAGGCCGAGATCGACGCTCAGAGGCGATCATGGGTCATCGGGCAGATGATGCTGTCGCACCCCGAGATGGCCCGTGAGGACGTCGAGAGGATCTACGACACGCTCTAGGCCCAGACAAATCCTGATCAAGTAGGAAGCCCCGGTTAACCCCGGGGTTTTCCATTTTCGGACCAACCCACAAGATAATGTGAGCCTTTAATGCCCTCCGCCACCGCCAGCACCATCGCGATGACCTACCCGGGCGTCGCAGCTCCTCCGGCACCCAAGCAGTACAATCTGAACCAGGGGCAGAAGGCAGCCGCCGACGCCTTCATGGAGTTCCTCTTCAGCGAGGACAAGGAATTCATCATCTCGGGGCCCGCCGGCGTCGGCAAGACCTACCTGATGAACTACATCATCGACAACACGATGCCGCGCTACCACGAGATGTGCGCGCTGGTCGGGATCCACCCCCTGTTCGATGGCGTCGTCATGACAGCGACCACGAACAAGGCGGCCGAGGTGCTCTCGCAGAGCGTCAGCCGGCCGGCGGGGACCGTGCATTCGTTCTTCAACCTCACGGTCAAGGACGACTATTCGACGGGCAAGTCGATCGTCAAGAAGACCAACCGCTGGATGGTCCACCACGGCAAGATCATCTTCATCGACGAGAGCTCGATGATCGACACCGAGCTCTGGAAGATGCTCCACGAAGGCACCATCAACTGCAAGCTCGTCTATGTCGGGGATCGCCATCAGCTGGCTCCCGTCCAGGAGGACCTGTCGCCGGTCTACAAGCACGACTCGCCGATGGTCGAGCTACTCGAGCCCGTCCGCAATGCCGGCCAGCCGGCACTGATGGGCATCTGCCAGCAGCTGAGAGACACCGTGGCGACCGGCCAGTTCAATCCGATCCAGGTGGTTCCCGGCGTCATCGACCTGCTCGATGGAGCGCAGATGCAGGCCGAGATCCAGGCACAGTTCGGGAAGCAGACGCATGCGGCCCGCATCCTCGCCTACACCAACAAGCGGGTGATCGAGTACAACAACCACATCCGCTCGATCCGCCAGCTGCCGGATAGCTACACCAAGGGCGAATACCTGGTCACGAGCTCAGTCATCCACCACAAGCGGGGCCAGGTCCCGATCGAGACTGAGGTCGAGGTCCTCCGCAACCGCGGCGCCAGCAAGATCCTCATCGACAAGACCCACGACGTCTACCTCGATATCGACCACGTCGACATCCAGGACTCCCTGGGGAACTCCTATTATGAGGTCCCGGTGATGACCGATCGTCAGCACTTCGACGATCTGGTTCGGTACTACTCCCGCACCAAGCAATGGACGCCGTACTTCTACCTCAAGAACAACATCGCGGACCTTCGCCCGCGAGACGCGGCGACGGTGCATAAGTCGCAGGGCTCGACCTACGACACGGTGTTCGTCGACCTCGGCAACATCAGCACCTGCCACCAGCCCCAGCAGGTCGCCCGTATGCTCTACGTAGCGTTCTCTCGGGCCCGCACCCGGGTCTTCCTCTATGGGGACCTGGCCGCCAAATACGGAGGGCTCGCCCTCCCCTAAGAGGATCTTCCCCATGGCTTACAGCCCTCAAAGCGCCCTCTACTACAGCATCCACACCATCGTGAACTTCCTGTTCGAACGGGAGGAGGCGCATCTCCGTCAACGCGAGGAGAAGCTCGTCGCCAAGCACATGGCGGCGGGCGGATCGAGAGACGGGTTCAAGCACATGGGGAAGGTCTACACCCAGCTGACGGGTGCTGCCATTTCCCGCGGCAAATACGATCGGCTCTCTTCTGACCTGGCTCCCGAGGCGAGCTCGATAATGACCGTCCGCCGGGTCATCGAGGCCGACCGGTCCAGGATCCAGCAGGCCCTCTATCTGGTCCTCAAGGACACCCGCACCCCACAAGATGTGCGTGATGCTCTGCCCAACTGCCTCCAGGACCTGGTTCCGACTGCCAAAGGGCTTGCGCGAACCAGAGAGGAAGCCTACACGCTCCGCGATAATCCCCGGGCATATTCTCAGTATATGATGCTCCGGGATAAGATCGAATTTTACGTGGCGTCTCGTCTGCTTTACTAGATAATCGCCACCCACGACGGGTTTCGAAGGTCGGGCTTACTCCCCCTCTGCCGGTGAGAGACCGAGGGTCCGCCCTCCTCAACCGATCACTGGGGAGGACAGGGCTCGGCGCGCAAGGGCCGCCCGCCCTTCGTGACCCGTCGTACCTCCGGGGGAAACCACATTGCGATACCTGACTTTCGGCCCTGAGCGGCCCACCTACAAGATCGCCATCCTCGTCAACGAGATCAAAAGGGACGAAATCCTCCGGGCATACGTGACGCCCTACGGGCTCAGGGAAGACGACATCATCGTCATCACCCTCCACCAGAGCCCCGGCAAGAAGAGCACCCCGGCCGCCGAGCGCAAGCAGTACATCCTCGACGAGCTCAAGCCGACCCTCGAGGGGCTCGGCGTCCAGTACCTCATCGTCGCTGACGGCGACTACTTCAAGACCTTCACCAAGGTCCAGAAGATCGACCCGGTGCTCGGCTACGTCTTCGCTACCGAGTTCGGCGACTGGCACCTGGTCTACGTGCCCGCCTACCTCTCGATCTACTACGATCCGGTGAAGGTGCCCCAAAAGATCAACACCAGCATCAACGCCCTGATCCGCTGGATGCTGGGGACCTACACCGATCCCGGCATCGATATCATCAAGTTCTGCGAGTACCCCCAGACGATCCAGGAGATCTCCCTCTGGCTCGAGCGCCTGCTCGACATGGACAAAGACCTGGCAATCGACACCGAGACCTTCTCGCTCAAGCACTACTCGGCCGGCATCGGGACGATCTCGTTCTCCTGGTCGAAGTCAGAGGGGATCTGCTTCCCGGTCGACATCCTCGACGACCCTGCCTACTCGGCGGCCTGCCGGACCCTGTTGAGGAGCTTCTTCGAGCGCTTCAAGCGCAAGGCCATCTACCACAACATCAGCTTCGACGTTTACGTGCTGATCTACCAGCTGTTCATGAAGGACCTGCTCGACAACGAGGGGCTCCTGCATGGGCTCGAGGTGATGCTGCGCAACTGGGACGACACTAAGCTCATCACGTACCTGGCCACCAATTCCTGCGCCGGCAAGAACGAGCTCAAGCTCAAGATCCAGGCCCAGGAATACGCCGGGGACTATGCCCAGGAAGACATCAAGGACATCCGCAAGATCCCGCTGCCGCAGCTGCTGCAGTACAATCTCGTCGATGGTCTCTCGACCTGGTTCGTCCACGAGAAGCACTACCAGCGGATGGTCAAGGACAACCAGCTCGAGATCTACGAGACGATCTTCAAGCCGGCGATCGTCGACATCATCCAGATGCAGCTGACCGGCATGCCCGTCAACATGGAGCGGGTGCTGCAGGTCGAAGAGATCCTGCTCACGCTCTCCGAAGACGCCCGGGCCAGGATGCTGCAGCTGCCGATGATCCAGCAGTTCGAGTACCAGCGTCTCGAGGCCTACACGGCGAAGATGAACGCCGAGTGGGTCAAGAAGCGCATGACCGTCGCCGAGATGGGCGAGCTCGCCAAGACCCACGAGCCGACTCGCAAAGAGGTGACGTTCAACCCGAACTCGGGTCCGCAGCTGCAGAAGCTCCTCTACGAAGACCTGGGGCTGCCGGTCATCGACCGGACGGACACCAAGCAGCCGGCGACCGGCGGCAAGACTCTCGAGAAGCTGATCAACCATGCCCAGAGCCAGGAGGTGAAGGACTTCCTGACCGCGCTGATGGAATACAGCGCTGTCGCAACCATCCTCGAGACCTTCATCCCGGCCCTCAAAGGCGCCCAGCTGGGGCCTGACGGGTGGCACTGGCTGTTCGGGAACTTCAACCTCGGCGGCACCGTCTCCGGACGGCTCTCGTCGAGCGACCCGAACCTCCAGAACATCCCGGCCAACGTCGAGATGAAGATCATGCAGGCGCTCCTCGATCGCTTCCCGCTCCTCCAGCGGTACGCCAAGAAGGGCAAGCTGAGCCTGGGCAAGCTGATCAAATACTGCTTCCAGGCGCCTCCGGGCTGGTTCTTCTGCGGCATCGACTTCGCATCCCTCGAGGACCGGATCTCGGCGCTCACCACGAAGGACCCGAACAAGCTCAAGGTCTATACGGATGGCTATGACGGCCACTCGTTGCGGGCCCACAGCTACTTCGCCGACCAGATGCCGGCGTTCCTGAACCTCGACATGACGGTCGAGCTGATCAACTCGATCCAGGAGAAGTACCCGGCGCTGCGCCAGGACTCGAAGGTGCCGACGTTTCTCCTGACCTACGGCGGGACCTATATGGGGATCATGAACGCCCTAGGCTGGCCGGAAGCGAAAGCCAAGGCGGTCGAGAAGAGTTACCACGAGCTCTACGTGGTCTCGGACAACTGGATCCAGGCGAAGCTGGCTCAGGCCTGCAAGGACGGCTATGTGACCGTGGCCTTCGGGCTGAGGGTACGGACGCCGCTCCTGCACCGTACGGTGCTCGGCACGACCAAAACGCCCTACCAGGCTGAAGCGGAAGGCCGTACAGCGGGGAACGCCCTCGGGCAGTCCTGGTGCCTGCTCAACTCGAGAGCGGGCTCTGAGTTCTACGGCAAGGTCCGCAAGAGCGAGTTCCGCCACGACATCCGGCCGTGCGCCCAGATCCACGACGCCAACTACTGCCTGGTCCGGGACAACGTCGACGCCATCGAGTACACCAACACTCACCTGGTCAAGGCGTGCGAGTGGCAGAACCACCCGGACATCTGGCACGAGGAGGTGAAGCTCGGGGGCGAGTTCTCGATCTTCTACCCCGACTGGAGCTCGGAGATCTCGATCCCCAACAATGCCTCCCAGGCTCAGATCTACGAGGCCTTCGAGGGACACGTGATGAAGCTCGCCGCTTAGGCGGGCTAGGAATTCCGGGCTCCTTGCCGGTTGCTGCAGCGGAATCAAATGCGGAGCAACCGGACGTGAACGCCGACGAACAGAGCGCGTGACAGGCCGGAGAGACGGCCAACCCACTAGATCTAGTAGCTCCTGATTTTCTCTGAAAATCACCACACTTAATTGTGGTCAGTTTCGAGATAATCCCCTATGATAGAAACTCTGATCGATTACAAGTCGTGCCACAGCGACTCGCCGATCGGTTCTGTCGTAAATCCCGGAGAGAATTCCACCATGAGCGCCAAGCACTATTGGCTCGTCGCGGGCAACGTCCTTGCCGCCGGACCCAAGGGGCAGATCGGCCAGAAGGGCCTCAACACCCTGGTCCGAACCACCCAGCCATTCTTCGCCCGCGAGGACATGGCCGCGGCCCAGGACGGCCTGATGCGCCGCTTCGTCAGCGAGACCCCGCAGGAGAAGGGCGGCAAGATCGTCGACGTCTTCCTGCTCTCGGTCAGCCACCTCGGGGAGATGACCGAAGAGCAATTCGAGGGCTCTTTCGCGACTGAAGCCGGGGAGCCGAAGTGATGGCCAAGGCTGATGACTGCAACGGCCACTGCATCTGGGCTAATGGGAAATGCCTGGAGTGCGGCCGCGATCGTGAGCCGCCGGTGCTCGGGATCAAGCTGGACGTGCTCAATGAGCAGCTGATCCAGGACACCTTGAACCATGCCAACATGGAGCCGGTTTACCAGGGGGAGATTACTCCTCCGACGCTCGTCACCCCGGCAGCTCCGCAGCGTAAGCGTCTCCTCGAGACGACCAGCGCCGAGCGCAAACAGTATCCGATGGCCGCTGGGCTCCTCGACTATTTCCCGGACGCCTTGGCCGAGGTCGCCAGGATCTCCTACCTCGGGAACCAGAAGCATAATCCCGGCCAGCCGATGCACCACTCCCGCGGCAAGTCCATGGACCATGCCGACTGCATCATGAGGCACCTCGCCGGCCGCGGCGGCTTCGACGGGGACACCCGGGAGAGCGCTGCTTTGGCTTGGAGGGCTTTGGCGCTCCTGCAGGAAGAGCTCGAGAAAGAGTTCAACCTGCCTCTCCCACGGGGCGCCTGGGTGGACCCTTAATCCCACCCGATTATCAAGAAAATCACCATGACGTCAGGGGGCGTTTCGCCCCCTGGCTTCGTGCCCTCCAAATCCAGGAAAGCCAAAGCCGGTAGTTTCGGCAATCGGATTGTAAATCCGATCCCTACGGGGGAGTGGGGCGGAACCACGGCTTTCCACCAATCCCGGTCTAGCTCGAGGCCTCAATGAAACTGACGAACATCCACGGCATCAGCCTGCCGCTCGCCGTGTGGCTCCTCCACGACGAATACGACTACATCGACGAGCCGAATTACATCTCGGCGACGAGCATGCTGAAGAGCACTCGTCAGCTGGTCCTCGGCCGGCGGGTGAACCAGGACGAGCGCGAGCTCGACATCAGCGCCTTTCTTGCCTCGCGGATGGGCACTGCCATCCACGACTCGATCGAGAAGGCGTGGACCGTCTCGGGAACCAGGGCGATGAAGAAGCTCGGCTACCCCGACCACATCGCCAACAACATCATCGTCAACCCGACACCTGAACAGGTGGCCGCCAATCCGGCGATCGTGCCGGTCTGGATGGAGCAGCGGGCCTTCCGCGAGATCGAGGTCGACGGCGTCACCTACAAGATCGGCGGCAAGTACGACCTCGTGCTCGAGGGCCGGCTGTTCGATGCCAAGTCGACGTCGGTCTACGCCTACCTCCTGGGTCGCAAGGACGACGACTACGCCTGGCAGGGCGGCATCTATCGCTGGCTCAACCCTGAGCTGATCACCTCGGACCACATCTACATCCAGTTCATCTTCACCGACTGGCAGAAGGCCCGGGCCCGTAACGACCCTGACTACCCGCAGACCAAGGCGATCGAGTACCCGGTCGAGCTGCCCTCGATCGAGGCCACCGAGCAGTTCATCATCGCCAAGCTGCGCGAGCTCAGGAAGTACCAGAACGCCCCGGACGAGCAGATCCCGCAATGCACCGATAAGGAGCTTTGGCGTGGGGAGACCGTCTACAAATACTACGCCGACGCGAGCAAAACCTCGGGCCGCTCCACCAAGAATTTCGATGACAAAGCCGAAGCCCACGCCTTCCTGGCGAGCAAGGGTAAGGGCACCGTCATCGCCGTCCCTGGTGAGGTGCGGGCCTGCGAGTTCTGCCCGGCGTTCAACGCCTGCAAGCAGAAAGATCTCTACTATGTTGCCTGATCTCGCCACCGTTCAGCACCACCCGGTCATCACCGAGACCGTCGACGTTCTCTGCGCCAAGACCCAGCAGGAGGACCGTAGCTTCTTCCAGGCCGAGGTCGCCTACTTCATTGGCAAGATCGCCGGCACCATGCGTGCGACGATCATCACCAAGGACCGCGGCGAGATGCCGGTCAACGTCTATGCGCTTGGCCTGGCTCCATCCGGCTTCGGCAAGGGTCACTCGATCCATGTGATGGAGAACGAGCTCCTCAAGGGCTTCAAAACCCGCTTCATGGAGGACACCCTGCCGGTCATCGCCGAGCAGAACATGTGGGTCCTCGCCAACAACCGGGCGGCCCGCAACGGCACCGACCAGCAGGAAGAATTCGACAAGGTCAACAAGGAGTACCGCTCCTACGGCGCCTACCCCTTCACCTTCGACTCGGGCACCACCCCTGCCGTCAAGCAGCTGCGTCAGAAGCTGCTCATCGCCGGCGCCGGATCGATCAACATGCAGATCGACGAGATCGGCTCGAACCTCCTGCGCGAGACGGAAGTCCTCACCGCCTTCCTCGAGCTCTATGACAACGGGCTCATCAACATCAAGTTGGTGAAGAACACCTCCGACAACCAGCGTGGCGAGGAGCTCGATGGCTCCACCCCGACCAACATGCTGCTGTTCGGCACCCCCTCGAAGCTCTTCGACGGCGGCCAGACCGAGACCGAGTTCTACTCGCTCCTCGAGACCGGCTATGCCCGCCGCTGCATCTTCGGGATGGGCACCAAGTCGCTCGCCGGCGGTCAGCTCTCGGCCGCGGAGAAGTACGCCATGCGTATCGATCCGGCCAACAGCGCGGCCGTGAACAAGTGGTATCAGGTGTTCGAGAAGCTCGCGGATCCGGCGATCTTCGGCTGGCGTGTCGAAGTCATCGACGACGTCGGCATCGAGCTCATCGAATACCACGACAACTGCCTCAAGCTGTCGCACGAGATGGGCGAGCACGAGGAGATCAAGAAGGCCGAGATGGAGCATCGTCACTCCAAGGCCCTCAAGCTCGCCGGCGCCTTCGCCTTCGTCGATGGGTCCACGCTGATCGAGCTCAGCCACCTCCACGCAGCCATCAAGCTCGTCGAGGAGTCGGGGGCAGCCTTCCAGAAGATCCTCAGCCGCGAGATGACCTACGTGAAGCTCGCCAAGTACATCGCCCAGGTCGGCATGGAGCAGACCCACGCCGACATCCACGAGAAACTTCCCTTCTACCCGAGGGCCCAGAGCCCGCGGAACGACATGATGATGCTGGCGATGGGCTGGGGCTACCGGAACAACGTCATCATCAAGAAGACGTTCGTCGACGGCATCGAGTTCTTCAAGGGCGAGACGCTCGAGGAGACCGATCTATCGAAGATGGTGGTCTCCTACTCGGACCACTGGGCCTACGACTATCTCACCGAAGAGGTGCCGTTCGACCAGCTGCACGTCCTCACGCAAGCCGAGGGCAAGCACTGGGTCAACCATCACTTCAAGCAAGGTCACCGGGCCGAAGAGAACGTCATCGCCGGCTTCAACATGATCGCCATCGACGTGGATGAAGGGATCTCCCTCCAGGCAGCTCAGGAGCTGATGGCGGACTATAGGTTCCTGACCTACACGACGAAGCGTCATCAGGTGCCGGACGAGAATGGCGAGGTCCGCGATCGCTTCCGGATGCTGCTGCCGATCAACTACCGGCTCGAGCTCGACAACGAGGAATACAAGGAGTTCATGCGAGGGATCTTCGCATGGCTCCCCTTCGGGACCGACGAGAGCTACATCAAGCGGGAGAAGAAGTCGGAGTCGTTCCACGGTGGCTCCTACCACTACAACGAGGGCAAGCTCCTCGACGCCTCCTACTTCATCCCCAAGACGAGCCGGAACGAAGAGCGGCGCAAGCAGAGCCAGCAGCTCGACTCGCTCGACAATCTGGAACGCTGGTTCGCCGAACGCATCGGCAACGGCAACCGTAACAACCAGATGATCAAGTATGCCCTCTGCCTGGTCGACTCCGGCTGGGAGCTCCCCGCCGTGCGTGATCAAGTTCATGCGTTCAACAAGAAATTGGCGAGCCCGATGGACGAACAAGAGGTAGACTCGACCATCATGATCACCGTCGCCAAGAAGTATCAGGGAGAAGCCTGAGCAATCAGGCTTCCTTTTCTGGGCTTCGCATCGCCGATACCCCCGCAACACTGAGGAAACTATGGAAGAGATTAACACCCAGCTCGTACTCATCTCAGGCGAGTCGGGATCCGGCAAGTCGGCGAGCTTACGCAACATCCCGAACCAGGAGAGGTGGATGTACCTCAACTGCGAGGCCGGGAAGCGCCTACCGTTCCAGAACAAGTTCTGGAGCCTGAAGATCGTCGACCCCTACCAGGTCTACGAGGCCTTCGACCACGCCATGGTGAACGTGCCCGAGAAGGTGGACGGCGTCATCATCGACACCGCGACCTTCCTCATGGACATGTTCGAGAGCGTCTACATCATCGGCGCCGCGGACACCCAGAAGCAGTGGTCGGCCTATGCCCAGTTCTTCAAGAACCTGATGCAGGACAAGGTCGTCAACTTCGGCAAGCCCGTCATCATCCTGGGTCACACCAGGGCCGAGCTCAACGAGTCGAGCCACATCATGGAACGGGCCGTCCCCATCAAGGGCGCGCTCAAGAACAACGGCATCGAAGCCTATTTCTCGACCGTGGTGTCGACCAAGAAGGTCGATCTCCGCGAGCTCGAGAAGTACGGGTCGGATCTCCTCACCATCACCGATGAGGACCGCGAGCTTGGCTACAAGCACGTCTTCCAGACCCGGCTGACCAAAGGCACGGTCGGCGAACGCATCCGCTCTCCCATGGGCCTCTTCACCCCGAAGCAGACCTACATGGACAACGACGCGCAGCTCCTCCTGGATCATCTGCGCCAGTTCTACGCCTGATCGATCCAGGATCCACCATCAGAACCAAGGAAAGAATGCATCTGATGACCAACGTTTTCGGCAATCTCAACAACGACGGCCTCGAGGAATCCCAGGACCGCATCGGCGGCTTCCGGGTCCGTGAGTCCGGCGCCTACCTCGGGACGATCAAGCTGGCCTACGCCGGCAAGTCCGCCAACTCCAAGGCACGCAGCGTCACGATCGTGGTCGATCTCGGCGACGGCGAATACCGGGAGACCTTCTGGGTCACCAACAAGGACGACCTCAACTTCTACATGGGCAAGGGCGACGACAGCAAAAAGAAGTTCCCACTGCCCGGCTTCACGGTCATCGAGGACCTCTGCCTCGTGACCACCAACAAGCCGCTCTCCGAGCAGCCGGCCGAGGAGAAGATGGTCAACATCTACGACTTCGACCAGAAGAAGGAAGTCCCGACCGCCGTCCCCATGCTCGTCGAGCTGCTCGGCAAGGAGGTCATCCTCGGCATCCAGAAGGTGCTCCGCAACAAGCAGGTGCGGAACGCCACGTCTGGTGAGTACGAGGACACCGCCGACAGCCGCGAGGAGAACGCGATCGACAAGATCTTCCACTCGCCCTCAAAGCTGACCGTCGTCGAGGCCCGCAAGGGCATCCAGACGGCGACCTTCTATGGCGCCTGGGTCGAGCGCAACACCGGCAACACGCTGGACCGCCGTTCGATCAAGGACGGTGCCAGCGCCCAGGGTGGCCGTAGCGGCCGTCCGAACGGTGCCGGCGGTCCTCCGAAAGCGAACGGGGCCGCCAAGCCCACGACGTCGCTGTTCGGCGGCGCTAACTGATCAGCCTTGGGGGCTCGATGATGCTGATCAACGTCCTCGGCATGGATCCAAGTCTCAAAAACTGGGGCCTTGCCGAGGCGTCCCTCTGTCTCGAGACCGGCGTACTTGCGAGCCCGACCCTGTCCCTGGTTCAACCCATGGACCTGGCGGGCAAGCAGGTGCGCGTCAATTCCAACGACCTCCACCGGGCCGAACAGCTGGCAGGGCCCGTCATCGCCGCAGCACGAAAGGCCAAGGCGATCTTCGTCGAAGTCCCGGTCGGCTCCCAGTCGGCCAGGGCGATGGCCAGCTACGGCATCTGTGTGGGCATCCTGGGGGCGGTTCGTGCTCTCGGCATATCCATCATCGAGGTCACTGCCTCGGAGAGCAAGCTTCTCCTCGCCGGCGACAAAAACGCCACCAAGCGGCAAATGATCGACAGGGGTTATGAGCTTTACCCTGACGCGAATTGGCCGTGGCACGCCGGGAAAATCCCTGATAAAGCCGAGCATCTGGCCGATGCCATTGCCGCCATCCATTCGGGCGTGCGAACGCCCATGTTCCAACAGCTGATGCGACTCTTCAAAGAGGTCTGAACCCAATGCAAATTTCCACCGCCCGCGTCGTGACGGTCACCCAGGTCATCCTGAACCAGGATGAGCTCAAGGAAGCTGTCCTCGCCTTTATCAAAGCCAAGGTCGAGCTGGCAGCCGCACCGGATGCCAAGATCGACGTCGAATTCGCCGACGACGACAAGGGCGACCTTGCCGGCTTCATCGACATCACCAGCACGGCTGGGGATCTGCCGGCCGAGAAGCCCGCTCCCACAACCAAGCCGGCTTCCAAGCCCCGGTCGACCAAGCCCATTCCGGCTCCGGCACCCCTGCCGGCCGCGACGATCGAGGCAGCTCCTGAGCCAGAGGTAAAGGACGAACCCCCGTTCGACGTGGATCCGCCGAAGCCTGAGACGGCGCCGGTCCAGGAGCCAGCGAAGGCCAAGCCTGTCACGGCCACGACGAAGATCTTCCCTGACGTCTCGACCTCGGCACCGCCGCCCCCGCCGGCCGCGGAAGTCGATCCGACCGTGAAGGCGAAGTCACTGTTCGCCAACCTCGGCAAGCCGAACTAAGCCGGCCCAGGTGAACCTCCTTCTCAGGGCCCTCGTTATTGGGGGCCTCATCACCGCCGGACTGTTCGCCTTCTTCGCCCTAATCCCGATAATGATTTTCCTGATAATCACCTCGATTATCTCCGGAATCGTCTACGCGGTTTTGAGGGAAAATCAGGACGAACAGAGCAGAGAGCTGGGGCCTCCACGCTAGGCCCCAGCGTTACAACATCGTTTCAGGATCGTTACAATGTGGAACCCCCTCGACGGTCTCGCGACCGTCAACGTTCGCTTCAAGAGGCTGAACTCGGACGCTCACGTACCCTTCTACGCCTCAGCCGAGGCCGCTGGCGCCGATCTCTTCGCAAGTGAGCGTACAGTCATCCCAGCCGGCGGACAGCGGGTAGTGGGCACTGGCATCGCCATTGAGCTGCCCCTCGGCTTCGAGGCACAGGTCCGCCCCCGCTCCGGGCTGGCGGCCAAACATGGCATCAGCATCAATAACACCCCCGGGACCATCGACAGCGATTACCGCGGCGAGATCAAGGTGATCCTGATCAACCATAGCTCGCAGGATTTCACCGTCGACTTTGGTCACCGCATCGCCCAGCTGGTCATCGTCCCGATTTTCCGGGCGGTCTTCGTCGACGTACCCGAGCTCGGCGACACCCAGCGTGATGCCGGCGGCCTTGGATCCACGGGGAAGTGAGATGAAGCTTAAACCCCTCTTCTGGGTCAACGGCGAGGTCTTCGGCCGTGCCAAGACCCGAGGCTTCGGACTCGGCGGGGAGTTCGCTGCCTTCTGTCCGACCAACATGTCCGACGAGCAGATCGCCGACAAGAAGGCCGAGATCGAAGCCGACTACCAGGCCCGCACCATTGCGACGATCCTCAACCACCTCGAGCGCGATGACACCGGCCGGCTGACCTCGGATTATGAGCCGTCAGCTGCCGAGATAGAGGTGCTGAAGGGCGCCATCGGCCGCGAATTCGGAGTCGTCGGCACGAGGGGCTACTACATTCGCATCATCAAGGCTCTGCGGGCGGTCCAAATTGAGGACGCACGCAGGGACGTGATACTGGATCCACTGACATGACCTACAACCGCGTCATCCCCCGGGACCTCTTCAACGAGGGGAATCTCCTCAAGTGCATGGGCCAGCTCTACCTCAACCTCGAGAAGCTGCACATGGAGGAGTGCCTCCAGGATCTCAGCGACGGCAGCGAGCAAGGTTGGTGGATCCGCCAGGATCCAGCCGATGGCTCGCTCTCCATGGGCCACGTCCAGCTCAAGGTCCGCGGCAAGTTCGTGCGTCTGATGCGCCCGCTCAATGCCCGCCGGCCGTACCCGCTCTGGGCCTACCCGGACGAGGATCTCGAAATAGAGGTCTTCGAGGATAACGGACAGTTTACTGCGGCCTTCAGGTCGTTTTTGCTAACTGGTGACGTCGCTTAGCCGGGTTCGAGGGGGCACGAATATATGATCGAATGGTTCATCGGAGGCGTGATTGTCGGCCTCGCGCTGGGTTTCCTGATCGGCATGTGGGCCATGTGGGTGGTCAAGGATATCGAGCAACGAGCTCAGCAGGATCCCGAGTAGCTAAAATTGTTCGGAACCGATGAGTCGGGATCACAGTTACGGCTCCCGTTGCGGCGATGCACTCTCACCTGGCTCATGGGCGGACGACCATGAAGCTTCGCTGCAGCTCCTCCCGCGCCAGGATCGATGGCGGGCAGCTAGGTAGGTCCTCCAACGCCCTGCTTTGCCCCCCCAGTGCGACCTTCGATCCTGACGTCCGCCCCCGACGCGCTGCCCCCCTCAGCTCGCGTCGGGGGCTCTTCAGTTCAGGCCGTCCCTTAACCGACCCGTGGTCTGGGTAGCTCCCGCATCCACGGTGGGCGATGTCGGATGTTGCAACCGGCCTGGAGGGGCCAGGGAGACCGATCTCGCGAGAGACCTCCCTGGCCTTTCTCTTACCTGGCGAGGTTGAGCCAGGGGTTGAGCTGCCAGCTGCCGAGGCCCATACCGGGGCCGATCGAGTAGCCGAGCTTCCCATCATTGAACAACGCCAGGATGTTGTCGGTCACCGGAGTGCCGATGTCGCCGATCAGCGGCAGGCCCGGGACAGCGACCGCCATCAGGGAACGGAGCGGATTGTGACGCAGCTGATAGGCCGCCTCTTTGAGGATGCGAAGCTTGTAGTTGTAGAACCAGAGCAGGCCGACGCTCTCGAGATACTGACGGCCGCGGCCGGCGAGCCGGTTGTAGTTCACGAAGGCCTCATTCACCGTGGCTATGGCGTCCTTCTGAGTCATCTTCTTGCGCTTGGTCAGGTCATCGTAGAGTACCGCCTTGGCGACGAAGTCACCGTACTGGACCGCACGAGCGAGGCCCTGGAACAGAGTGGTGTCGCGAGTGATGAGCGCATACCGCGCCGGCGTTCGTAGCGGCTCCCTGAGCTGGTTCACCTTGCGCTCGACCCAGTCCGTCCAGGTGCCGTTGGCGAGCGACAGGTCCTCGGCCGTCACCTGGCCATTGGAGATCGCCGAGAACTCACCGGCTTCGATGAGCGGCCAGATGGCCATGCGCTTGTAGCTGTCCTGGATCGACTGGATCTTCGCCTCGATCGTACGCTCGGCGATGAAGTCACCCTTGCCGCGAGCGGCACGCAGATCCGCCTCGAGGTCGATCTCCTGCTGGCGACGCTTCACGTAGGTGCTGATCTCAGCCGTCTTGGCGCCGACGCCGTGGATGATGGAACGCACCGGCACACCTCGAGCCAGAAGCTGGAACATGTTGGAGACCATGTTGGCCGCCGGCACGATGACCGACTTCACCACGATCATGGTCTTCACGTTCGAGACCAGCTCCTGGATGTTCTTCTCGCCGCCGACGAGGATCGGGTAGGCCTTCTTGCCCATGATGCCGGCAGCGTACTTCTCGAACTCGCTGGCGATCTTGGGGCTCCAGCGGGTATGCCCCGAGAAGAGATCCCCGACCGACGCCTGGCGGGCGCCGAAGGTGTCGAGCAGCATGTCACGGCGAACCATGAAACGATCAGGCCCGAAGACCGACTTGATGTAGGACGCTGCCTGGTTCGGGATGAGGTTGACCGCCTCGATGAGCACGCGATCGTCGGTGCGCGGATCGAGCTTCGCGATGTTCACGAACTCACCCTTGCGACCTTCCCTCTCCCCCTGCTTCCAGATCTCGTAGAGATTGTCGACCAGCTGCTTGTTCACCTCCTGGGCGAGCAGCTCCTCGGCCTGGCGACCACGCCACACGCCGATCATTGCCGCAAGGTCCGTCGAGCGGTTGAGCTTCTGCAGCTGGCTGGGATCGGCCGCACGTTCGAAGGCGACGATCCTGCCCTTGTCGTCGAAGACGGGAAGGAGGTTCTCGCTCGTCTGGCTCTGGTTGCGGAGCAAGCGCTCGATGACCTGGATCTCACGAGGATCCTCGATCCGCCCGGCCATGACTTCGCCAACCGTAAATCCGGTTTCCGGATCCACACCCGAGGCCGTCTGATGGACGGTCTGCAGCACACCCTGCGTGAAGGGAGCGCGGCCCGAGACAGGCGCGAAATAGTAGCCACGCCGGCCCAGGAGACGATCGGCCGAGGAGCCGCCGTAATCCATGACCCGGGTGTAGCCGCGGCTGATGAGCGTCGCGTTCTCGGTGTCCGAAGCGATGATCAGCGAGCCGCCCTTCTGCGCCTCGGAGGGGAGATGGCCCTTGTAGTGGTTGATCTTCGCCACCGGCGTCATTGCGACCTTGGCGAGCTCATCGACTCGCTGGCCCATCAGGTAGCTGGTGACGAACTCGACGCCGGCTTCCTCGTCCCGCATCAGCTCGATGACGGCATCCTTGCTGGCCTGGTCGGTCTCCTCGATAGCGTAGAGCGTCACCAGGCGGTCGAGCTCGTCGACCATCTCCTGAGTGGGGTTCAGGTTCTTGATCCCGGGGATCGTCAAGGCAGCGATCGCATAGGCATTGCGCAAGAGCTTCGTGCCATGCTCACCGCTCACCATGAAGTGGGCGAGCTGCTTGGCCTTCTCGTGGAAGCGCGGATCGAACTTGCCCTCGAGGGTGCGGATCTCGGTCTCCCGGCGCTGCTGGTTGGAAACCATCTCGAGCGCACCGTCGACGCCATAGGCGCCGGTCAGAGCAGCGAGGTCGGTCCGACCCAGCGTCTTGAACATCGCCGTCCACTTCGCCTCCGAGACAGGCTTCTCGAACATGCGATTGAGCTTCACCGGCAGCTCGTCGCGGAACTGCTGGCGGACCTGCTGCACGGTGGCGCGGACCTTGGAGATCATGTCGAAGACCGGCGCATTCTCGCGAGTGCGGCCGACGACGTCGTTGACCAGGGCCCGGACGCTCTCAAAGCCCTTGTGCTTGTTGAGCCAGTGGACCATGCCCATCTGCGCTTCGGCGGCATTCTCCTCGTTGACCATGTCGGCCACGAACCCAACCAGGGTAGCGCCGGCCTTGACGACGCGGCTCCTGGAATTGGCGCGAATGTCCTTCGCCTTCTCGGCGACGAGAGCGCTCTTCTCCTGGATCTGATCGGCGACAAGCGTCTCGATCTTCTCGAAGCCGTGCTCGATCTTGCGCTCGATGTGAGTGCGCTGGTCGCCCACGTTCTCGATCATGGCGTACATCAGCCGGTCGAGGGCGTCACGGACGTTGCCGTCCTTGCCCTTCTCCCCCGACATCAGGATCCCGAGCCGGTCGATCGCAGCGGTCGCTGCGTTCTCGAGCACGGCATCGAAGCCCTTGGCATCGCTCTTGTCCGACGCCGGCTTCTGGATGCCGGATAGGATGGTGCGGAACTGGTCGCTGGTCATCGCCAGAGCCAGGAACGAAGAGAGCAGCGAGGAGCGGCCGGACTTGTCAGTCACGGTCATCGTCTTGCCCTGCAGCACCTTGAGCTTGTCCTGGGCCTGGCGTTCGTCGTTGGGATCCCGCGGCGATGCATTGCGATCGGCGAGGAAGTCCTCGAACTTCAGCTGCCCGATGACGTGCGTATAGAGATCCTCCATGCGCGAAAGCGCACTGGGGTTGAGCTCGGCCTCGGTCATCAGCATCAGCTGGATCTCCGAGAACGTGCCCTTGGCCTGCAGCGTCCCGAGATCCTCGAAGTGATAGGCGAACTCACCGGTCAGCTGATCGGCGAGAAGACCCTGGTTGAAGGTGTCAACCTGCCGGCGGCTCTTGGCGAGCGGATCGGTAGCGCTGTCGATCCAGGAGATGACACGATTGTGGATCTTCTGGCGGAGCGCCGTGAGCCGCGGATTGTCGCCAAACGAGCTCGACTGGTAGAGCGCCACTGCGGCGCTGTCCGCCTTGAGCCTCTCGATCGAGGTCGGCCCGTTCATCAGCACGCGGGTGTTGAAGCGCAGGTTCGAGAGCAGCGAGTCACCGACACGGGGACCCTTGTTCTTGGCGCCCCAGAGCAGCGACTTCAGCGCCGCCAGCGCTTCGCTCACGACACGCAGCACCGGGTTCTTGATCTTGATCTTCTGGGCCCGCTCGGCGAGGTCCTGGTTGCCGAGCACCCAGGCCATGAACTCGTTGAGCGCTTCGGCCTTGCGGCCTTTGTCCTGCCACTTGGCGATCTCGGCCTCGGCCAGAGCGCGAGCATCCTGCCCTTCGGCAGTCTCCTTGCCGGGATCCTGGTCGAGCCAATCTTCCATCAGCCCCTCGAGGCGAACGACGGCATCCCGCTCTTCGGGAGCGAGCGTCTTGGGATCGGCATAGTAGGCCCGCACCTTGTCGATCGTAGCTGCGTGGACCAGCTCGTGGATGACCGTCTCGGCTTCCATGCTCGAGATGAGGATCAGCTTCGAGACCGGATCGATCTTGCCGCGGTGGCTGTTGGAGCCAGGGATGAAGCGATCAGCGTTGTTCGCCTGTTCCCAGGCGTCGAGCTGCGAGCTCGTGCCGAAGCCGAGACGATACCCCGAGTCCTTCAGGAGCTTGGCGGCCTGGCGCATCATCTCCTTCTGGGTCGGGTTGAGCTTTTCGCGGAGCTTCTTGTAGAGGTCCTCGAGCTCGGTTGCCGGCATGACCTGCACGCCGAACTCATCGGCCGCTGCAGTCACCTGTTCCTGGATCGAATTGGGCGCCGGCGCATCCTTGCTGGCCGCCTGGATCTGAGCCAGGTGGAAGCGATACCGCTCGTTCATCGCATCGGCGATCTGCTCGTAGGTAGCGTTCTCGTCGATCGTGATGGAACCCTGGTTCACATACGGGGATTCCGCGCTCGCCATCTGGTCGACGGAGAACGGGAACTCGGCATACGTGAGGCGCCGGGCATCGGTCTCGTCGGCCAGCTGGCTCATGCGGGCGAGCAGGCTGTCCATGGTGACCTGCACCAGCTGCGTGTCCTCGGTGCCTTCGTCAAGACCCATAGCACGGACGAGATCCTGCATCGCCTGCTGCTGGTATTCGTTGAGCTTGCTGGCTTCACCGAAGAGCCCATCGATCGGATTGCGATCGAGGAACGTCTTGAAGCTTTCATAGGCGGCACGGACCGGGTTGCCATTGCTGGTCCAGGTCTTGAAGACCGCCTCGTTCACCAGGCGCGAATAGTCGTCGATCGCATCGGCCGGCATGTCGAGACCATCGAAGACGTGCTCGACACGCTTGGCGACGTCGGGATGATCGGCGAGGAGGTTGAGCATCATCTGCCCATCGCCCGAGCCGACGACGATCGTCGGGATCGCCTTAACGCCGGCCTGGGTCGGACCATAGGTGAAGGCCGGCGTCGACATGTCGTCAGTCAGCGAGCGGGCGAAGGTCTCCGGCATCGGGACCTCGAACTCCTGGCCGGCGATCTCGATCTTGACGTGGATCGTCTTGGTCGTCCCGTCCGCCTGCTCTTCCTCGCGGGAGAGCAGGTTCGACGTCTCGCCACCCGAAAGGAAGTAGCTCTGGGTGCCGGTGCTCATGACCGGCGAGAACGGCATCAGGCTCTTGATGATGTCGTCGAGCTCGGCCTGGGAGAGGAACTCGCCCTTGATGTAGCCGAACTTCTCCGGGCTGGCCTGCTTCATGGCCAGCCGGTGCGTGAGCTTGTCGATGAACATGGCGCGCAGGAACACAGACTGGATCTGCGTCGCCTGCTGCATCGAGTCCGTGACGGCGCTCACGTGCGTCGTGACCGTCTCGTTGATCGCCTCACGCATCGGCTTCACCAGCATCGCCTGGATGTTGGCCCGGAGGTTCTCGCGCTGCTTGCGGCTCAGGGTGAAGTCGAGCGCATTGCCGCGGATCTTGAGATCGGGATCGTTGTCCCGGCCGACGAAATACTCGCCCTTCTTGTTCTTGCGGAGCACACCCGAGAGAAGCGCCTGCAGGTCCGACGTGAAGTCGGCGCCTTCGACGCCCTCGTAGATGAGCTCACCGGCCCGGGGGCTGTCCTTCTCGGTCGAGGCCGATAGCGCCTCGTACATTGCAGCGAGCAGCTCGTCGGTGATCTTGCCGGCGATGCCCTTGGCGCCGGAACCATAGATGGTGATCGTCAGCGGGTTCTTGGTGATCCCACGCTTGATGGTGATCTCCTTGGTCGTGGGATCGACCTCGACGTTGGCGTCGAGCGCCGCCAGCACCCGCTGGAACGACTTGAAGAGATCGCCGGCGGCGGTGTTGCCGTTCGCCTGGATGGCACGGCCGAGATCGGCTACACGATCGTTGGTGCCGAGCGCGCCTTCCTCGTAGAGATCCTTGAAGGCCTCGCCATCTTCCGTGTGGGAGTTGAGCGTCTTGCCCAGCTTCCCGAAGAAGGCACCGCCCTTGGCCACGGTCTTGAGCCAGGTGGGAGTGATCTCGTCGTTGCCGTAGAGCATCAGCGAATTGATCGGGCCGTTGGTTTTGCCATCGGCCTCGAGGTAGGTCATCGTCTCGAACTGGGTCAGGTCCCGACCAGCATCGCGATCGAGCTCGTAGCGGGCGACGGTGATGAGCGAGTGGATGCCGTGCATCGAGAGCCCGGCCGCCGTCAGCAGCTCAGTGGTCGCTGCCGGGATCGTCGTATCCTGGCCGGCGGCACGAGCCTCGAGCCAGGTCTTGAGAGCCAGGACCAGAGGACGCAGCGCTCCATCGTCGGTCATCGTCGACTCGACGACCTTCTTGAGGATGGCCCGCCGGGGCTCCTTCTCGGTCTTCAGGCCGATGCCCTGGCCGATCGTCATCAGGAACTTGAGGAAGTCTCCGTTCCCGGGCTTGGAAAGATCGAGCCTGGTCCGGGTCGGCATGAAGATCTCGCGAGCGAGCTTGTCGCTCTGCGGATTGCTGAGGCCCGCCATCTGCAGGCGGCCGAGCTTGTTGACGTGGTGCTTGTAGTAGACCGCGGCATCGGCGCCGTGCTTCTGGAGCTGCGCCATCTGCTTGGCCACATGCTCGAACGAAGATGCGAGCTGGCGCTGCAGGCCCTGGAGCGAGCTCCAGTGGTTCTTGTTGAGGCCCATATCGCGATGGGTCTTTTTGAGGTCGCCCTTCTTGTAGGGCCGCTTGCTCATCAGCGTGACGAAGGCTTCCTCGCCCATCGCCGTGATGAAGTCGAACATCGGCAGGTTCGGGTAGTGCGGCGCTGCCTGGGTATTGGCCAGGGCCTGCTTCTGCTGCGCCGTGGTCGGAACCAGGTGATTGCGCAACTGGGCCTGGTCGACCTCAGTGATCGGCTCGAAGGCGAAGCCCTCGACCTCACGCCCGATGAGCGCCATGTCGGCGATCAGGTTGCTGACGCCGTTGAGGGACTGGAGGTATTCCTTCAGGCCATCGGAGCGCTTGTCGAAGTAGACCCGGTTGAACTTCTTGTGGGTGACGTCGGGGAAGGCCAGACGCTTGTCGTTGTCGTCGCTGAACTTGATGCCGAGCTCGAGAAGCGGAGAGGACTCCTCCCCGATGTTGACCTCGATCTCGGCGAAGGCGTGCAGCACCTCGAGCGCCACAGCCTGCGGGATCCCGCGTACGTAATCCTCGGGCATGTCTTTGTTGGCTTCGACACCCCAGAACTTGCGGATGTTGTCAGCGAGCGAGCGCACCGCCATGTCGAGCGAGAGGCCGTTATTGAGCGCCTTGACCTGGTCATCGGTGACCGTGTCCTCATCGATCCCGAGCAGCTGCGCCACATCCTGCCGGGTCATGGGCACGCTGCGATCGGCGGCATTGAGGAGCCAGTCGAAGCCGGCGAGGATCGCCCCCTCGACCAGGGACTGATTATAGAGATAACCCTTTTCGGTTTTCTCGAAAATGTTCAGGGCACGGAAGCGGCGCCACTGGTTGATCTCCCGGCCGGAAGCCAGCATCTCGACGTAGGTCGGCTTGCCCTTCTCCTCCTGGCTGGTGAGCACTTTGAAGAGGCGATCCCGCATCAGGGTGCGGACCTCGACGCCGATCTTCATCAGCTGGCCGAGGTTGGCGCGGTCCTCTGGATCCACGCGATACTTGAGGTTGGCGTTGCGATCGGCGCCCAGCCACTCGACCAGGCGGCCGCCATCCGAGAGGGCCCCGATGAACTCACGCAGCGGCGCCGTCATGCCGAGGATACGGGATGCCCGTACCTGCGGGAGGCGGAAGGCCTTGAGGAAGAAGTTCCGGCCCTTGGGCTGAACCAGGTTCGGGAACAGCTGCTCGATCGTAGGCTCGACGAACGGCGGCGGATCCACGAACTCATCAATCGCCGCTGGCGTAGCGTCAGCGGTTTCTTCGGGTTTGGTAGCAACTGGCTCCGAAACCTGCGAAACTGTTTCAGCCGGCTGGGTCTCAGGCTCAGCAACGACCTCCACCTGGGGTTCGGCCGGCTGTTCGTCATCCTGACGCTGATTGGTAGAATCCTCTGAGGCGACTGGCTCCACAGCCGGAGCGGCCGTCTCGGGTTCCCTGGTCGGCGCAGGTGGCTGAAGGGGAGGCTCCGACTGCTTGGGAGCGGCCTCTGTCCTGGACGTGGTAGCCTGGGACGGAGCAGCCGCCTCCGACGTCGCGCCTCCCCTTTTATCATTTTTCTCAACCGCCGACTCGGCCTTGGCCGGCATCGGACGGAGCGCCGGGATTGCCACCTCCTGGATCCCCAGCTCGGGGAACTGGCGGGCGTACTCGTTGGCGACGGTTGCGATCATTGCCGCCTCGGCATGGACCCGGCGAGCCAGGCGCTCGGAGGCCTCGGAGCCAGGGTTGAAGAAGACGCTGAAATACTCGTCCTTCGGCAGCCAGCCGTCCCGACCCAGTGACTGATACGGCACACGCTTGCGATCGCCGTTCTGGATCGCGGTGTTGAACGCCTGAACCTTGTTGCGCATCGAGCGCGCAAACATGCCCAGCGAGTTGATGCGAGCCTGCGCCGTCTTCGTGTCGCCGGCCTCGACAGCCTCATTGATGCCAGCGACGTGCTGAACTAGGGCCATCTGATGGGCTTTAGTTCCGCCCTCGGTTTCGATCTGGCGGCCCACCAGCTGGACCGGATCTTCATCGAGCTCCTGGGCTGCGGTAGCGGAGGCCTTCTTCATCGCCGAGGCACCGGCAAGAATGCGGCGCTGCTCGGGGGTGAGGGTTGCCGTGCCCTTCTCGGCCTGATGCAGGATCTGGTCGGCGACGTTGGGGCTCACCGCTTGCGGTGCAACCGCTGCCATCTGCACAGCCTGGGCGACGATGGTCTGGCCTTCGGGCGTCTTGAGATCGACCGCGGAGAGATCCCGGTCGGCCTGCTGCATCTCCTCCTGGGCCCACTTCACCGCATCGCGGACAGCGGGTTCCTGGTCGATTGCGACGAGCGTCGCCGCGTAATCGCTGAAGGCTTTGAACTCCGGGCGATCGGACGGGATGTTCTCGAGGAAGGTGGGGAGCTCGCCAAAGAGCTTCCGGTTCGCCTCGATGTTCTTGAGGATGAAGGTCGCCGCTGCGGTACGATCGTCCTGGTCGGCCGACTTGTCGCCGGCGAGGACCGCCGCGACATGGAGCGCCTCGAAGCGGTTGGGCAGCCTGCCCAGCACATCACGGGCTTCCTTGAGCTTGGCCTTGAGAATGGCCGGCATCATTGCAGCATCGGCCTGCTGGATCTGCGAAGCCTGCTGGACGCTCTCGATGTAGCTATCGACTTCCGCTCCACTGGCTCCCTGCTCAGTGGCCACGGTGCGCAGCGTCTCGGCCACAGCCGGCGCCTGCTCGGCAGCCGTCTGCACGGCAGGAGCCATGCTCTCTGCGGAGACCGGCGACGCAGCAGCCCGCTCGGCGAGATTGCGTTCGCCAAGGCCGCGGATGACCTTGGCCGGGAACGTGATGGTGGCGCCGATCGACTTGGCTGCTGTCGAAAGAGCAACGCCAGGTCCCTGCGTCAGGAGCGTCGTGCCGGCACCGGCAACTGCACCCTCGACGGTGGCCCGGCCCAGTCCTTCGCCGAGATCTTTGTCGGGGTCGGCGCCGGAGAGCGCCACACCGGTGTTGCTGGCCAGCTGGCCGACAGTCGACTGGATGCTTTCCTCGACGGTCTCCTTGCCGGCATTGACGGCAAGGCCGGCCGGGCCAGCGGCACGCAAAGGACGAAGTTCGATCCCCTCGACGAGCTTACCGGTCAGGGCGCCGGTGAGCGCCGCCGGCACCGAAGCAATGGAGCCAGCGATCGTCGCAAGCCGGGCCCGGGCTTCCTCGGGAGTGTACCCGTTCTGGAGGAGCTCGCGATAGTTGGGGCTCTCGAGGAGCTGGCCCTCGGTCATGGCGAGCACTTCCTGCTCGGCCTGCATCGCAGCACCGCCTGCTTCCATGGCGGCAATGCCACCCGGGAACATGGCCCTGGTGAGCGCCTCTTCACTCAGCTCGGCGGCGCCGCGGCCGGCGAGGCCTGCAGCCCGGGCAGTCGTCGAAAGGGTCTTGGCGAGCGGCCCGCCCACGGCGAGGGAACCAACGCCCTCAGCCGCCAGGGCTCCAGCCATGGTCGGATCTTCGATGAGGCGACCGCCGGCATCGACGGCGCCCCGGAGGTAGTCTCGGCCGTAGCTGGCTAGATTGTCGATGAAGTTGCTGTCGTCGGCGTGGTCGGCTCCGCTGGCCACCTTGGCATCGAGATCATCGAGCGCCGTACGGATCGAGTCATAACGGCGGTGCTCGGCGAGCTCCTCGCTTTCGAGCCGGCGGGTACGGGCCGTCTGGTCCGCGGAGAGCCCGGAGATCTGCTCGAGTAGCCAGTCCTTGGGACGACCAGGTCCGAGACCTGCCTGCACGGCGGCTGCGGCGACCCCATAGGCCGTCTGGTTCACGCCCTCGAGGGCATCGATCCCGATGTCGGACAGCGTCGTGGTGAGATCCCTATCGGGATTGGCATCGGCCACAACCTCGCGGGAACGCATGCGGGACGTCACCAGGCGCCGATAGGTGCCGACGCCGTACTTCTGCTGGAACTGGACCGGGGTCAGTCCTTCGAAGTCGTTGAGCAGCTGGTTGTTGGCAGTGAGGCCGTTGCCCCGCTGCTCGGACAGGGCGAGCGCCGCCATGGCGTCCGGATCCCCGAGCGCCGCGTTGATCTGCAGCATGTCGGCCCGGAGCTTATCGGCTTCGGACATCTGCGGCTGGACTGGGGCGGCGGGAGCCGGCGCGGGCGCTGCGACGGAACCAGGAAGGGGAAGACCGGGGTCCTCGACGCCGTTGATCACTGCATTGGCAGGCGTTGGCGCCGCCGGGGCCTGCGAAGGGAGCCACGTCGACGGATCGAGGATGTTGAAGTCGGCCATTACCCGCTCTGGATTATAAGGAAAATGTGGGGACCTTTTGAGCCCCCACTTTTACCTAAATCCGTGATTTACGCCAGAAGAAAATCGTCTGGCGATTATCTGATTATTCCTGGATGTTGAAACCGACCGTGGGATCGCTGTCGATCCGGCTGATCGTCTGCTCGAGCTGGCCAAGCAGCGCCTGGTATTCGAGCTGCGCCCGCTCAAGCTCCTGCTGCAGGAGCGGCGTCGGGTTCCGGCGGGTTCGCACGGAATTGAGAAGGTTGACGTAGCGCTGCTGCGCCGCCTGCACGAGCCCCTGGGTCTGCTCGAGGGTGGAGGCAGCATTCTCCTTGGCCCGGGCGGTCTCGAGAAGATCCATGGCCGGGGCAAACTTCTGGCCCTTGGTCTTGCCGTCCTTATTGTAGACCTGGTTGACGAGAGCATCCATCTCCTTGCCGAAGTCGACGTTGGCATTGCCCTGGATCCACTTGAGGACCCACGGCTCCTGATGGACGGAGTTCTCGAGGATGACCGCGGCCTGGCCGAAGGAAAGGCCATACCGGTCCTTGATCTGGTTGATGTTGTCCGTGAGCTCCGGATCGGCGATGTCGATCCCCTCGCCCAGGGCGGCCCGGACGCGGGCAACGCTGGAGGACTGGCTCTCGCGAGCCAGGGAGGGGTCGAGCAGGTTCGAGGCCAGGGCACTGGTCCCGAACAGCCCGTCGACCGTCATCGCGTCCATGACCGAAGCGGCCTGATTGGCGAGCTCCTGGGCGCCCGTGAAAAGGGCCTCGTTCTCATTCGTGGACAATGCGCCGCGTTTGTTCAACGCTGCGTCGAAAGCCGCGACGGTTTCACGTGGATCAGGCCCGAGTGGCGAGGCGCCGGTCAGGGCATTGCGATCGCCACTCTCGTAGGCCTCAATGGCCGCACGGAGCTCACGATCGGGAACCTGCTTGAAACCCTCCCATTCCTGGCGAAGGCCGGCCATCTTGCCTGCCATGCTGTCGGCGCTAGAGAGGCGCTTATTGACCAGGTGCTGGAACATCGCATCCTGGGTCGCCTGGTTGAACAGGGTGTCGCCCGACAGGCCCATTTCCTTGGCAACCTGGCGGCGGGTGTCGCCCACGATCTGGTACATCCCCGCCGGCGTAGCCGTACGGCCGACCTGGTCTTTGACCCAGTCGCCGTAGCCGCTCTGCTCGAACTGGTCCATCTGGTCCAGCGTCATCTTGGTGACGTCGGCGCCCGCAAAAGCGCCGCCGGGTTCCTGCGCCTGGCCATAGAGGGCCGAGTAGCCACCGCGGCCGCTTTCGGTGCCGACGATAAGGCCCTGAAGCGGGGCGGCGGAGTTACCGCTCTGCTGGGCATCGACCGTCGCCTGCAGCAGGTAGGACGCCGCATTGGTGTCGGGGCTCTGGAGGAGCTTGGCGCCATCGGAGCCAAGCATGGAGAGGGTAAGCGTCGCCACCTGCGGGTTGATGCTCCCCAGGTTCTCCCGGATGAGGCGCTCGGCTGCACCGACGTCGCCGCCGGCGGCCTGGATCACCTGCTCATAGAGGTTCCGGGCCTCGGCCTCCTCGCCATGCAGGCGGACCGCATCACCCTGGTTGCGCAGGGTCGTATTGGTCCCAACGCCCGCCTCGGTCGTCGAGAGGTTGCCGTTGATGAGGCCGGCAATGTCGTCAGTCGTATAGCCGGCGTCGGCCAGCACTTTGGATCCAGCGAGAGTGAGCTCCCGGGCCTTGGCTCGGCCTTCGGGGGTGCCGTCAGCGGAGAACGTGCGGATCTGGTTGACCAGGTCCACAGCCGCCGGCCGGGCCGCTTCATAGCCGCGGAGCGTCTGGTTGTTGAAGGCGAGCTGGTCGTTGACCAGGCCCTGGTTCTGGTTGTTGAGCCGCATGCCCTCGGTCTGGACACCCGTCTGGGTGTTGGCAAGGACGTCGGCTTCCCGACCCAGGCCGAACTTATAGGCATCCGCCGAGATGCCGCCCCGAGTCAGGCCGTCGTAGATCGTGCCGTTATTGAGGTCGCGGAACAGGCTCTTGGTGTCGTTGCCGTAGCTGGCAATGCGCGACATGAACTCGCTGTCCACTGCCTTGCCTTGGGCGGTGCCAAAGCCCTCGAGCGCCTTGATGGCGCTGTCGAAGCCCGTGTTCAGGAGCGTGCCGGCAAGGCGCTGCGACTCGGAGACGCCGGCGAAGTTGGGGGCGGCGACTTCGCGCCAGGTGAGCGGGGCCATTCTCGTGTCCTGGATTAGCCGATCTTGCGATCGGGAAGCTTGTTGGTGGCGAGCCAGGCTGCGGCCTGCTCGGGCGACTGACCTTCGGTCACGGCGCGGGAGCGGCCGATGTTGTCGACCTGGGTGTTGTAAGACTGGATGGAATTCGCGAGGTTCACGTTAGCGAAGTCCTTGCCGAACTTGAACTGCTCCTTGGCCAGCTTGTTGGCCTCGAAAGCCTGCCAGAGGGAGCCAATGGTCTGAAGCCCACCAAGGACCAGCTTGCCGGTGTCGAGGTTGAAGCCGAGACCGCCCATGCCGCCCGGGCTGGAGCCCGTGAGCCAGTTGGGGGTCGAAGCCGCAGGAGCTGCGCTCGGGCTCGCGGAAGCCTGCATCCAGGCAGCCACCGGGTTGGAAGCGCCAGCGCCCCAGGCAGGAAGTCCGAAGTTCAGGTCGTTGGGGGTCATGGTCACACCATCAGGTAAATGCGTCGGGCAGCTTCAGGCTGTACGTCGGGAAGTCATAGAGGAGCTCTCGTGACATCTCCGCAATCTCGCTTCCGGTCATCAGGGTCCGGTGGAGGAAGGTGTCGGAGCTCTCTGCGACGGGCGCCTTGAGGGCGTCGACGAAGAGGAGAGGATCTATAGCCGCAGCACCATAGCCGAATTTATCGAAAAATGCTTGCTGTATTTTCAGCGCTTCAGCCTCGGCATTTTGCATAATATCGAGGGCCTGCTGCTGGAGCGCCAGGGTGTCGGCGTTGATGGCATTGGTGACGCCCTGGCCCACGGCGCTGGTCATTGCCAGGAGGTTGTCGACCCTAAGCAGATCCGCCCAGTTGATGGAGAGGACGCCGGTCTGCGTCAGGGATCCGGCCGCCTGGCCGATGGCGAACATCAGGACCGCCATGACGACGGGAGCCAGGGGACCTGCAACCTGCTCGAGGAACGGCTGCAGCAGCGAGACCAGGAGCATTGCCGCCAGGGCATTGACGACCGAGCCGACGATCGCCGCGGTGATGCCGGTGAAGCCCAGGGCGGAACCAAGCGAGAGAGCACTGCCCAGGAGGCCGACTGTGCCGACGCCACCGGTGAGCACCACGCTGACAACGGCGATGACGACGACCAGCAGGATCTTGAAGAGGAACGTCTCGTACCACTGCTGGACGTGGACCTCGAAGCAGTTGAAGACGATGAACATGCACGCCGTCGCCATCTGCGACGTCGACACCAGGCTCATCTCCCGCCAGAGCTCGTAGTTGAGGGGGACGATGAAGCCCGAGTCCTCCAGGTCGTCGATCGCCTGGTGAGTGGTGATGACCACAGCCGAGGAGCCGTAGACGTAGTTGCGGTGCTCCATGCCCAGCAGCGAGAGATAGCGATATGAGCTCGCGGTCTCTTGCCAGTAAATGCGGGCATTCAGGTAGCCGTCGACGGTGCCGGCTTTTTGGACCCAGTAGTCACCAACTTCAGCGTCGACCTTGCCGAGCCCGCTGCCGGTGATCTCGGTGATGAACCGCCACCTGATCCGGAAATCGAAGGGCGCCGTGCCAGTGATAGAGGTCCTCACCTTGAGGCTGTTCAGCGGCGTGTCCGTCTTTCCCCGGGCAACCCAGTCGTCATAGGCACTGGCCCCACCGGACTGCGAGCCGCGCAGGGTTTCGAAGAACTGGTAGAGGTACTTCCGACACTGGTTCTCGAGGACGTTGAGCGAGACGCCGAAGACGATATAGGCGTGGTCGATGTCACCGATATCCTCGTTGTCGGCGATGATGTCGACGAGCTCGTCGAACTTGGCGCCACCCGTCGCCTTCTTATAGGCCGCGGAGGCCGCCGCATACGTGAGCGGGCCGAAGCTTGGTGACAGGAAGTTGTTGTTCAGCCGGACCGGTATGTGTGGGAAGAAGCTGCCCATGTCGAGGCCAGCTCCGACGAGGGCATCGATCTCGGGGTGACCCCCACCCTCCTTGTAGATCCAGACCCCAACCCCGCTCGGGTTGATCTCGTACATGGCGTAGGCATACCACGCCGTCGAGTCATAGACTGGATCGACGGCCGCAATGACATCGGCCACCTCTCCTTCGACGATGATCGTGATGAATTCGCCGGCGGAGTCGATCGAGGCGCTCCACTCACTTGAGAGCCAGGCTTCCCCCAGTTCTTCCAGGATCCATCGCGCGGCCCACCAGAGCGGAGACGGAGCGCCAGTTGCGGATTCTGTGATGTCGTCGACAACAATGGTCGGGTTGTCCTCCTCGATTGCCGCGATGAGCAGAGGTTCGTCGGCTTCCGTCGATCGTTCGAGCTCCCCTGATGGGAGCCCGATCAGGTCGAAGTCGCCGTTGTCTCGAGCCCAACGAAAGAAGGAGCGCAAGCGCATCGCCGGCCCATTGAGGAGGCCACTCGTGATTGCCTCGCTGATCGAGCTCTTGTAGCGGCCGAACTGCTGCTGGATGACCAGGCTCTTGAGGTAGCTTGGTCGATCGGCTTCGTCGCCGGCCATGTTGTAGACGACGGAAGCGACGGCGACTTCCTCGGCCATGGTTTAGCTGCCCAGGTTGAGGTTCGTCCGGAGAACCCCGAGCACCTCGTTGATCTCGGTGTTCGTGAAGTGGGTCGGCGCCACAAGACCTTCGTCGATCGTCTTCTGGGTGATCCAGGCGTCGGAAAAGATCTTCACCGCCTTGGTCTCGGCGTCCCGCTGATAGGAGGTGATCTGCTGGCTGTAGAGATCCTTCTGCTTGCCCAGCACACCGACGACGGTGGTCACACCATCCGTGCGGGTGTTCAGCGTCTGGGCCCGCTGCACCTCGGTCTGCTCCTCGAGGAGCGCCAGCTGCTGCGGCAGGATATTAGTGTTGGTGTAGTCGATGCCCTCGCCCTGCGCGATGAGGTTGTTCATCTGCGCTTCCTGCACCTGAGCCTGCCAATAGGTCTGCTCGGCAGCGACGAGGAAGCTGCTGGCCGTCTGAAGAGCGGCACTGACGATCCCGATATACGCCTTGGTGTATTCGGCACCGGAGATCCGGTTGGCTTCATACTCGACCTTGAGGTGAGCCGTGAGGCTCACCATCAGCTTGTCGAAGACGCCGGTGCCCGATACGGGGACACCGGTGGTCAGGTCCGTGAATGCGATCTTCACGACGGCCATGGCAGCTACTCCCTAGTCGTAGTCTTAGTCCATGCCCTTGGCGGCTGCCTGCTGGGCAGCGAGGCGGGCGAGCTCGACTTCGGTGAGCTGCGGGAGCTCCTCGAGAGCGAACTCACGGACCCACTTGGTGTCGATCTTCTCGCGACCGCGGCTGTCCTTGCTGGTCTTGATCTGCAGGAACTCACGCTCCTTGAGCTGCTGATAGATGCAGTAGGGAACGTGGTAGCCGTTGTCGGTCGCCTCGCCGTAGGGGACGAACTTGCGGACGGCGCCGAGCACGCTGTTGGCGAAGGTGAAGATCTCGCCAGGGAGATCCTTCTTGGCCGGGTTGAGGTTGGTGATGCGAAGGCGAACCAGGCGCATCTGCTCCTTGCGCATTGCCGCACGCTTGTTCTTCTTCGCGGCCAGCTTGGAGACCGGCTTCACTTCGGCAGAGACCGGAGCCGAAGCCGTGCCAGCCTGGAGAGAGGCGATCTGCGCCTCGAGCGCACGGATCTTGGCCGCTGCCGGATCTTCGGTAAGAACAACCTCGACCCCATCGTCACCGTCATCTTCTTGCTCGGCCGGATCTTCTGCTTCAAGCTTGGCCTTGATCTTCGCGCGCAGCGAATCAACGCCGATGTTGTTCGAGAACTTGATGCCCATTAGCGTGGCGCGCTGCTTGAGCAGGGAGAGCTCGTCGCCCTTGGGGGCGGCAGTCTCGGTCTCGTCGTCTTCATCGGCCTCGGGCTCGTTGACGGTCGGAGCCGGGGTCTCGGCTGCAGTCTCACCCTTGAGCGGCAGGTTGGCGAAGACGTTGGGAATGGTCGTGTCGGTCACTTGAATTTCCTTGGATCTCTGGGTTTGGATGGAAAAAGGGAGGAGGAGTGAAGCTCCTCCTCCCAGATACTTGCGCTACTCAGCCGGGCCGCCGATTAGATCGGGGCGACGGTCTTGATGAGGCCGATACGCTCGGGCCGCTTGATCAGGACACCGTAGTACCACTTGATCGAGCTGAAGCCGGTCTCGCCGTAGGGATCGTTGCGATCCGCGGTTTCCTTGCCCGGCATCTTGGTCATGACCGAGAACTTCACCGTCTTGCCATCGGTCTGGAAGCCGATCGTCGAGAACGAGTCGTCGCCGACCACGAGCATCGGGTAGACGTCGTAGTTGTCGCCCGTCTCGCGGTAGCCGTCGTTGTCCGTAACCGCGGCACCAACACCAGCCCAGTTCAGCATCTCCGGAACCTGGATGATGCGGAACGCATCGACGGTGCCGATCTCGCCGTTGAGGATCGTGCCGGCATCGCCGTACTGCTGCACGGGGATGAACGCCGGGTTGCTGAACGAGTCGACCAGCTTCTTCACCAGCGGAGCGAGCTCCGAACCGATGAACATGATGCGGGCCGCCGGCAGCGTCTTGGTGTCGACCAGGCGCGAACCAGTGATGACCTTGGTCTGCTTCGGAGTACGGTTGTCCGTGAGCAGCTGGTCGAGACGCACGAAGTCGTCGTAGTTGACGACGGAGGGCGTGGCGCCTTCACCAGTGATGGTGCCATTCGACGTCGCGTCACCTGCGTACAGGATCACGCCGGCGTTCGAGAGCAGGTCCTTCTGGAGGACAGCCTCGGTGATCTGCACGGCACCGTTCATGAGCTCGCGGCTCAGGTGGTCCATCAGCTCGGCGTCCGAGTCGAAGTCCAGGCTCTCCTGGGTGAACTCGGTGAAGAAGCCGAACTTGCTGATCGTGCCTTCACGGGTCAGACGGGTGAAGCCAACGCGGTTCACACGGCCGCCGCTCTCGGTCAGGGTCGGGAGCTTGGACGTGATCGTGCCGATGTCCTTGGACGAACCGTAGAGGTTGCCGTCCGCGATCGTGGCACCGGCCGCGTCGAGGCCCATGTCGTTGATGTTGCGGTCGTCGAGCAGGGGCACGTACTCGTAGACCTTGATGGTCTTGCCGAAGTGCTTGGGCATATTGACCGCATTGGCGAGCGGCATGAAATACTGCTCTTTGCGGGCCTCGATGAGGGCCTTCTTCAGCCAGAAGAAGGTCTGCATCTGGCTGGAGCCAGAGCCTTCGATGTCGGAGGCCGTACCGGCGGCCGACTGGGTCGGAGCGTTATAGTTCAACATTTTGGAAAAACCTTTTGGGCGCCGACCCAGCTAGGGGTTTAGAGGCGACCCTCGAATTGCTTCAGGAACTCATCGTCCGCCATCTGCAGCGGATTGATGGGCGCACTGGCTGCCCGCTTCGGCGTGACTTTCGTCGACGCTGCTGCTTCAGCCTTCTCACCGTTCTGCACCTGGGGCTTCGGGGCTGCCGTGCGAGTCGCGATCACTTGGGGCTGCGGGGTATCCCCCGACTTGTCGATCGGCGCCTGCGCCTGTGGGAGCTTGAAGCCATTGGTGGCCTGCAAGTGATCCCCGGCGAGCTTGTAAGCTTTGAGGAACGGTGTATTCGCGGGGATCTGGCCTAGAAGTCTCTGGCGGTCGATCTCAGCAGCGATCTGGTCGTAGATACCATTCTCGCGCTGGGATTGGATGACGCCGAGGAGCTCGGGCGATTCCCAGAGAGCAGCCTTGCTCTCCTTGTCCCACGTCTGGTTGACAATTCGGACCGTCTCATTACCCCCTGGGAGGGACTGCACGTCCTCCAGGGCGGAGTGAAACGCCATCTCCTTGTCACTGACAGCGTGGCTCTTCGGGGTGTAAGATGCATTATCTCCGATATTCAAGTCAAGAGGGTCGATACCCGAATCCTTGATTAATTTCTTAATCGCGTCGGGATTTTTGTTGTTAATGTCGATGAGGAACGACAGCTTGCCCTCGTCGAGCAGGTCGGCTTTCTCGAGCATCTTCAGCGTCTTGAGCGCCGGCTGCAGGCTCTGGAGCTTGCGGCCGAACCCCGCGCCCATCTGCATGAGGCGGATGACCTCCTCGGGCGACTTGATCTCGATCGTGCGGCCGTTGGCTTTGAACGGCGCCATGACCTGCTTGTAGAAGGCCTCGAGGTCTACCGGCTTTGCGTCCGCCTTGGGCTCGTCCTTCTTGGTGGCGTCAGCCGCTGGCGCAGCTTTCGGGTCTGCCTTAGCGTCTGCCGCCGCCTTGTCCGCTTCGACTTTTGCCGGATCGGCAGCAGCTGCGTCAGCGGAACCAGGAGCAGGATCCCCAGCGGGCTTTTCAGCAGCGGGGTCGGCATCAGCGGGAGGAGCGGCAGCTTTTGCGGCCTCTTCGGCTTCACGGGCGGCCTTCTGCTCATCAGTCTCGGCAGCAGCATCATCGGCGGTCTGCTCGGCGTTCTGGGTCTGTTCCTCGGCGGCAACGGACCCAGGAGCTGCCTCCTGGGTCTTGTTGTCGTCCGAAGCCGGAGCCGGCGTCGCTTCGGCCGGCGCGTTGAGGTTCAGGAAGTCGGCGTCGGACATCCCGAGGTAGTCTTTGGTTTCCGTGGCTTCGGTGGTCATGGCTCTCACTCCTCGTTATCGTCGCCGGCGTCTTCGGCGGCACGGAGCTCGGCGAGCGTCGAGTGCATCTCGGGGAGCTCACGCTCGGCGTGGAAGCCCATCTGGATCGCCATCGAGAGGTAGCGCTTGGCGTGGCCGGTGGCCTTGGCCATCTCGAGAGCGTCAGCCCGCTGCTGGGGGTCGCAGGCCGGGTCTCCGGCCAGCTGGACCAGGCGAGCAGCGTCTTCCTTGAAATAGCCCTCGTGGAAGAGAACGCGAAAATCGTGGTTCTCGGAAAGCCTGATGGCCATCTTCCGACGCTCGATGAGAAACTCAGCGTCCTTGATGTGCTGTTCCAGGTCTTGGATATCCGACATTATCAAATCCTATTATTGGGTTGGGGTTTGTGGCGATTATCCGTTTACCCTTTCCAATAATAGCAGGTCAACCATTTTCCTCGATTATCTCGAAAATCAGTTCCTTAATGGGTCCCGACCCAGCTTGCTCAGCTCGTTGAAGCCGACCGCGGCCTCGACGTTGGGCTTGCTCTCTTCCGGCTTGATCGGCTTCAGGAGGGCCTTGGTGATCTCAAGGCTCTGGTTGCCTTCCGACTGGGCGACCTGTTTCTGCATCTCGCGGGCATGCTTGGTGCCGGTCTCCTGCTCGAGGGCATCGAGCGCATCCTGCTCGGCACCGACCATTTCCCTCTGGGCCTTGGCGTTGTTGAGATTGATCTCCGACTGGAGCTTCTCGACTTCCTTTTCGGCCTTCTTGATCTCGGCCTCTTTGAGGCGCTGCTCGAGCGGATCGGGCTGCGGCTTGTAATCGCGGATCATCTTCTCGAGCTCGGGCATGCGCTTGAGCCTGGCGATCTCGATGAGGATCATCTGGACGAATTCGAAGCCCAGGTTCGGACCCACGGTCTGGAGCATGAACGCCAGATCCTGGGACTTGTTGGAGTCGATCTCGGCCGTCGAGATGTCGACCTTCATGTCGAAGCTGCCGGCAACGCTCGGCAGCTCGTCACGGCGGACAGTGACGAACTCCTCGTTGGTGACCCGGATGATCTCTTCCTCGGAGAGGAACTCGGCGTTCATGGCGATGAACTTCTTGCCGATCGCCACCAGGCCAGCGGCGAGCCGGCGTAGGATCGCCATCTCGCGCTTGGACGCCGCATCGAGGATGCCCTTGATGCCGGCGGCGACGTCGCCGAATGCCTCACCCGAAAGTCCGCCGGAGAACGCCTTCACACCCGTGAGGGCTTCGGCTTCCTGGTTCTGCATCTGCATCACCACGATCGCCGACTGCGGGATCTCGGGATACTTGTGCTCCATGTGGCCCTGCTGCGGCGGCAGGTTCGGATTGAACTCGTAGTCCTGGCCCGACTCGAAGCGGCGCTTGTTGAGGACGTCGAGCATGCCCTTGGCAAAGCCCTGCTGGCCGTTGGCCGAACGACCCAGGAGATCGATCATGCCACGAGTGACGGCGCCGAGGACCTTCTGGTTGTCCTCGAGCAGCTCAGCATCCGGCTCGCCCAGGGCCTGGCGCTTGACCGGCATGTAAGGAACCAGGATGAAAGGATGGGCCTTGTCCGGGAACGGGTTCTCCTCGAGACGGATGAGAACGCTACCGATCCAGGTGGCGACGATCGGCACGAGCTCGCCGTTGCCGTGGATGTCGTAGTTGCCCCAATACTCGAAGGCGACGACGCGCTTGCGGAGCGGATCCTTGTAATTGAAGTTGATGTCAGTCGACTGCGGCGCATGGTTGGGCTCGAGGATCGCCGAAGCGCCCTCCCAATCCACGTACTTGAGGTTCTTGTAGCGCTTGGGCTGCTTGCGGAGCTCGGCCTGCGAGGTCTCGAAGGAGAAGACGACGAAGCCGGCCTTCTCGATGTCGCCGCCACAGCTCGGGTCGAAGTAGAGGTTCTCGAGGTTGATGAGGTCGACGGTCGGACGGTTCTCGATGACCTTCTTGACCTTGACCTTCTCGGTGCCGATCTGGACGGCGACGTTGGCTTCGCCGGTTTCCTGGAAGAACTGGCAGGCAGCAACGAGCGCCGGATCGAGCTTGGCATACTCGTTGGGATTGGTCTGGCGAAGCTGCTCGGCCATCTCGAGCGCCTCGATCTCCTCGGCCGTGTTCGGACGGCGGTATTCCCAGGTGGGGGCGTCTTCCTCGACTTCCTTGGTGAGACGGCTCCAGCCGGTGCGGACGACGGCGGTGCCCTCGTCGACGCAGGCGCGCACGTAGTTGTCGAGGAAGTGGACGCGGTTGATCTTGCTGCGGAACTGCCAGTTGAGGACGAGCTCGTTCTGCCGGGCAGACTTGGTATCCTCGAAGGTCACCGGCTTGACGTCGAAGAGCTTCTCGGACGAGTTGAACGGCTCGCTCAACGCCGAGTAGCGCCACTCCGCCTGGCGACGGATCAGCTTGGGCTGGATCTCGGAGCGCCCCTTGACCTTCTTGGGCTTGGCCGCACCGGTGACGGTGTTGAGCTCGTTCCAGTGCTTGACCTTCTGGACGAACGTATCATGCGCCGGACGGGAGGCCTCGAGGTCCTCCTGCAGCCGCATGGCCGTCGGCTCGTTCGCCCAGTCCGTCAGCTTGGGTGCCTGGGCCCCGTTGATCGGCTGGTCGGAATTAAAGGTGGTCTCGGTGGTCATGGCCGCGGTCCTCAGAACCATTCAGTGAAGCGGGCCCGCTGGCCGAGCTCGGGGTGGTAGACGAAGCACTCGACCCCCTGCCGGTTCACGTAGCCATTGCGATCGTGCCAGCCGTCAGGAGCTGACGGAGAGCGGACGTATTCGATGTTGAGATGCGCGCCCTCGACCTTGAGGCTGCCGCCGATATGGGCGGTCATGCCGTTGTGGTCCTTCTCGCGCAGGTAGGCGAACTCGCCCCGGGTCTTGCGGTCCTTGTGGTGGACGTGGTGGAGGAACCAGTAGAGGTTGAGGCACTCGGAGATGTGCTCGCGGGCTTCCTTGACCATGAGGCCGTAGAGCTTCTCTTCCTTGGCTCCATCGCCATGCGTGAGCCCGAAGAGGTTGCCGCCGAAGCGGTAGTATTTGCGGTGCGCTTCCGAGAGGTTGTACTCGCTGGCCCGGACACGATCGTTGCCGCGGAGCCGGCCGGCGACGGCCTGGGAAAGCGCCCAGCCCATGAGCCAGTCGTGGTTCGACATGCAGTGAACCAGGTCGACGTCAGCCACCTTGGTGCATTCGTTGATGGCGATCTCGATCGCATCAGCGGCATCCTTGAAGCCCTGGAAGATCGTGCCATCGGTGTCCTGGAAGGTGCCCGACGTCGTCGTCGCACGAGGGTTGTCGACGTGGAGGATGTCGTTGCCGAGGACGAAGAGGATGCGGCCGATGCCCATGGGCTTGGCCAGGCGCAGGAGAGCCTTGGTGCCCTCGATCACTCGATGCCGGGCCACCTCCCGATTGTACTCGTGGCCGGTCTCGGCCTTGACGCAGAGCTTGAGGAAGTGGACGTCGGCGAGGTCGATGACCAGGAGGTGGTCGCCTGTCGCCGCTTCTCGCTTGGGGAGCGCGATCGGGCGCACTGGCGCCTCGAGCACCGACTCCCGAACCAGGTCATAGATCGAGACGTCCCGGCCGGTCTTGGGGTTCTTGACGAAGAGCGAATAGCCGTTGCCGTCCTCGTCCTTGATGATCTTCCAGAAGTGGCTGAGGTTGCGCGGATCTTCGATGCCGCCGGCAGCCGCCGCCTCGAGGACCTCGCTGTCGTAGGTGCCCGGGTTGCGAAAATCGAGCTCGGGCTTCAGCAGCGTGCGGGCAACGGTATCCTTGGAGACACCGACCATCTGCCCAATGCGGCTGCAGTTCGGCTTGCCGTCAATCTTGAGGACGGTGCGCGAGAGCTCCCAGATCTGGGAGTAGACTGCCTTGGAGTGGACGTTGGGCTGGGTCATCAGCGAGCGCCCCCGCCCAGCTTGCTGGGATCCAGGAAGCGATCGAGCCGCTCATGGACGCCGTCGAGCCGCTTATCCATGCGATCGCCGACCTCTTTGATGGTCGTCGATACCTGCTCGAACTGGCGGTTGACGCCTTCCCTGCTGGCGTAGGTCTCGACGACGTGGAGCTGGTATTTGGCCAGGTCGACGGCGATCTGGTCCGCCTTGATCTGCGCAGCTGCCGCGCGCTGGCTTGCGGCGTCTTCGGCCGCCTTGATCTTGCCTTCCACGCGCCACCAGACACCGCCAACGAAGCTGGCGATGGCGAATAGGCCGAGGAGCATCTCCCAGGTGATGTTTCCGGTCATGGGATCTCAGTTCCGCTTCTGAGCGATTATCGAGATAATAGCTTGTTGATTATTTGAAAACAGCGGCTGCGGAAATTTGAGCGCCGCTGCGGGTGGATACGCTGAAGGGGGCGCTGGCCCCCTTGCGTTACTTCAGGTCGGTGGCGCCACGCCGGCGCAGGTATTCGAGCAGGACGCCATGGCCGATCAGGACCCAAGGCAGGTACTGGGCACCGATGAGGCCGGCGAGGATCTGCGGCTCAGTCGTAGCGACGACCTGGACGACAGTGCCGGCCAGGACCTGGATGCGGGCGAGGAAGATGGTCTCGCTGTTCTTGAACAAGGATTTGATCTTTTTCCACATGAGCTTAGCACCAGAGCTTGAAGAGATTGCAGGGGAGTAGGGCGAGCCAGGCGAAGACTCCGGACATGGCGGCGATGGCGAGCAGCAGGATGCCGACGAGCGGATCTCTGACGTCGGCCGTCTTCTCGGGGGTGGCCTGGGATTGAGGGCCGGCTACCGCGGGTTCAGGCACAGGCTGAGGAGCTGGGGCGGGTGCCGGCCGCGGAGCCGGTATGGGGGCAGGCTCGGCGTGGCTATGCACCGCGAGGACCTGGTTGAGGATCTTCTCGACCTTCTCGGGGCTGATCAGCGCCTTGTTGAGGCCGTCGCCGGCATAGTAGCTCTGGCCGCGGGTCAGCTGGCGATGGGCGCCTTTGGTCGCGGTGAGCACGGGGAATGAGGCCCATTCCTGGGCCAGCCGCTTGGCGAAGGCCACCCTGCCGATCTTGCCGCGCACGAAGTCGATATAGCCGCGACGCTTGAGCAGGTGGTAGCCCAGCAGATCCTGGAGCTCGCTGTTGAAGATCTCCTTGCCGGTGAGCTTGAGCTCGCCCTCGAGATCCTGGAGGGTGCCGGGCTTGTCGAGCGTGTCACGCATGAACTGGTAGGCGCCGGCGGCCGAGGAGCCATAGGCCTTGGTACGACGCGGCCCATCCGCCTCGACCTCGTCGAGCGTCATCTGGGTCAGCGGCTTCTTCATCTTGCGCTGGTTGTGCCCGAAGACGACCTCGTAGCACTCGGGGGGCTCACGGCCGGTTTCGGTCTCGGCGATGAACCGGAGCAAAACCATCGCTCCGGCCGGAATCGAGTTTTCCATAAATGGTTCCAAAATCACTTTGGGAATTTTCTGGAACCAACCTAACAAAATCCTGCGGGCATTACCACAGGGATTATCAGTGAATATGCTAGGCCTGGGAGGGCAGGAAGATCGTCTCGTCTTCCAGGAGACACCACGGCAGGTCGAGCAGGTAGGCGATCATGTCCGGCACCTCACTGAGGTAGGCGGGGTCGTTCATGATGCGGACCGGGGCGACGAACTTGTCCGTCAGAGTCACCGCGGCGCCGGCGGCAAAGCCGTCAGCGTTCTCGTTGAGGTTGATGCCCGAGCCAGGAGTGGCGCTATCAATAGCGCGCGGGTCGATGCTCGCAGACGGGTCATTGAAGGCCATTGCCGCGGTGCGCTGGGCAGAGGTGAGGATGAAATAGTTCTGAGTGGCCATGTGCTTAGGCTCCGATTGCAGTCTTGAAGGTGTTGAGGGCGTTGTAGAGGTCGAGGATCTCCGCATCGGTGAGCGTCGAGCCCGCATGGGCGAACAGGACTTGGTTGGCACCGAACGAGGAGGCGTTCATTGCGAGGATGCGATCGGTCCCCGCCGAGAGTGCCGCGCTGGTATTCGACAGCGGATTTCCACTGGCCGGGGCGCCGTCATCGTAACGCCGAATGACGGTCGAGGAGCCGCGGGTCCATGCGCCATAACCAGGGAACACGCTGTCAACGCTGACCGCGGTGGCCGAGTTGGCGCGGGTGACCATCCGCCCTGCAGCGGTGTTGTTGCGCCCGATATAGCTGTTCGATGGCGCACCAAAGTCGAAACTCACACCAGCGCCATTGGCCAGGTCGGTCCGGAGCCAAAGCCCCCTATGGGCATCGTCCTGCGCAATCTTGCGGCCGACAGCTGACGTGCAGTCAAATCCCGTATTCAGATAACTCGTCGAGCCGTCGCCCTGGTAGCCGCGGTCAGCCGTGAAGGTCGGGGAATTGACCGGCGAGAGATTGTAGGCGTCCTGGACGAGATTTCGCTGCGCCGCCTGGGCATTAGCTGCGCCGAGGACGTAGAAATAGTCCATCTTGGAGAGGATGTCGGTGCCGCTCGTGGCGCCGTTACGGAGTGACGCATAGAGCGCCTGGTAGAGCTTGGCCCTGGGCGTCGTCATCGGCGTCGTGAAGCGGGCATTGAGGGCATCGGTGTCAGCCGAGCCAGTGGGCGTCACGCTCTTGGTGGCGCTGGCCGTGCCATTGCCCAAGGCGTTGATTGCCCGGATCGCGATCGCCTGCGCTGTGTTGAAGGCGAGATCGGCGACGTCGTAGGCGTCGGCGGTGGTGCCGGCCAGCGAGATCCATGCGCCACCGTCGACCTGGTACTCGAGGTCGGTGATCGCCGAGCCGCCGTCGTCAGGCAGCGCGGAGATCGTGATACGGGCGCCGTCGACCGTGTTGAGGTCAGATACAGACCAATCGCCAGTACCGAACTGTGCGGGCCCAGCCGGGCCCCCAGCGGCTGGGTCGGGGCCAAAGGCGAGGCCCTGCCCGATTGTCGATACAGGGCCGAAGCACAGCAGCTCGGACATTTGGCGGGATCAGCTCTTGGCGACGAGGACTGAGAGCTCCGCATCCGTCGAACGGGCGAAGACCTTGTCGCCGGCCTCCAGGCCAGCGATCGCGAACGTAGGCCGCTTGCTGGTGAGGCGGAACCCGTCATTGACGGCCGCCGTAGGATCAGCCGCACCGATCCAGATGAGGACATCAGATGAGAGCTCGCGATCATGGTCGACGGTCACATTGGCCGAGCCGTCTGCAAGCTCGGTCCAGCCTTCGCTATCGATGTTGGAGACGCGGACAGTCGTGGTCATGAAGAGTCACCTCGTATTTTCTGAAATATCCATACCAAAATCCGGCTGGGATTACCAACCGGATTTTGTAGATTATCGCAACGCTGGGATGGCAGGGAACCAGGAAGAGAGCTGCCTCGAGACCGACCACAGCGCCGTGAAGGCTGTGACGCCCCAGAAAGTGAGGCGAGCCCGCCAGTCCGGAACGCCGAGCGCCTTGAGAGCCAGGAAGAACTGCCAGTCGCATTTCGAGCGAGTGTCGATGCCGGCTACCGGGGTGCGCTTATCGACCAGCATCTCGAGGAGGTAATCGTGGACGAGCGCCGCCCGGGTGCCGCGGTGACCCCACGGGGGCATAAACCACCAGAAGATCCGGGGCACGGTGGCGCCATCGCTGACATAGCCGGCCGGGATCGTGACGGTGAGGCCGCTGCCCTTTTCGTCGCACTCCCAGACCAGGGGCTCGTTGAGGATGGCCAGTTGGCCGTAGATATTGTCGTGGTAATTGACAGACAGCTGTCCGGTAAATTTGCTCATAATAACAGGACCTTATTAAAGGGGTTGGATGGTAAAATTGAGGTAGGCGGCGCCGGCGCTGTTGGTGACCGAGCCTGGATCTCCGGCGGTCTGCATCTCGCCGTACAGCGCAGCAAAGCCGACGTCCCAGCCGTCGTTGTAGGAGTAGTCGCCGACCTCGACCGGGTTCTCGAGGTTGCCCGTGCCCCAGCTCGTCTGGTTGTCGGAGTTGGTGTTGAGCGTGTTGCCGCGGACGCAGAAGACCAGGCAGTTGTCGACCGGTGTGTTAGCGGGGCTGTTCGTGCCGGTATTGACGCCAGTGATGCCGGCGACGTTCGCACCCCGGAAGGTGTAGACCTCGGCCACGGTCGAAGGGCCGCCGCCGCCGGTCGAGCCAGGGATCGACACCGATGTTTCGCCGGCGCAGTCCTTCGCCCACACGGCGACTTCCGTGACGTCGGTGTCTCGGCCGAGGAAGGTCCAGCCGGCGGGGCCGCTGTTGTTCTCGGAGTCGTCGCAGGCGATGACGCAGATGAGGAGGTCACCCGTCGTGGTGCCGGCCGCATAGGTGCAGGTGCCGCCGCTCACATTCTGGATGGCGTTGCTGCTGCCGATGAACTCCGGCATCCCGGAGTACATCTTCTTCCAGATGCCGCCGTCGCCGACCCAGGCGGACTTTACCTTCTTCCAGGTGCCGGCATCCCCGACCCAGAGGCTCTTGGCCTGTTTCCAGGTCCCTGCGTCCCCGACCTTTAGAGTCATGGGTCAGACCTTGTACCAGAGGTCGCCATCGGCCGGCGTGCCCGAGGCATCGGAGGTGCTGACCGTGTATTTCTCGGTGAGGACCTTGTACCAGGACCCCCAGGTCCCGGCGTTCCTGACGCGGCGCCAGCGAGCCTGGGCGCCGTCGAAGTCGCAGAGCGTCTGGATGATGTAGTTCGAGTTGTGGACCTCGACGATGCCCATCCACCAACCGGCGGCGGGAGTGTTCGTCACGCCATTCCCCATATACCAGCCGGCCTCGGTGGCATCGTTCCAGTCGGTAACGGTCTTGGCGACGGTGCCCAATCGGGTAGGCATGCGAGCATCGGGGACCGTGCCGGAGGTAACATCGGCGCCGGAGTGCTCATGGGTGTCGATGCGGGAGCTGTGAACTTTCTGGAGAGCCATGTCTAATTCCTATGGTGATTACGGCGCCCAAGACGCCCAGACGCCGACCATGCCGAGGTTGTTATTGACGCCGCAGACGACCGTGCCGCTGGCCGCGAAGTTCGCACCGTGCATGTTCGAGCCGCCCTCGATCAGGAAGTCCGCGACCTCTGATGGGCTGGCGGTGCCGGAGAACGTGGAGGGGAGAGTTGCTGCCGTGCTGTTCGCATCGGTGAACGCGGCTAAGCCGAGGCCGCCTGCTGGGTTGGTCACCGTCAAGCTCAGGTCGTCCGAACTCGAGCCGGCGGTCTCGCCAACACCTGAGTTCGTCGGAGCTTCGGCAGGGGCAATGAGCGACCAGACGATGATGCCGCAGCGCCTCACGGACGCCGGGAAGTCCACCGACACGTCGATGGTTGTGCCCGTAGGCACAGTCGCCGTGTACAGCGCAATACCGGAGCCGGTGCTGCCGCTCGTGTCGACGTCAGCACCCTGACGCTTGGTGGCCGAGATGGTCCCGTTGATGGTGACCGCCGACGCCTGCGCATTGGCTTCAGTCGCCGAGGAGATGGAGGCACCGACCGCGATAACAATGCGCCTGTTTGCATTGGGCGCCGTGGCGATCGCTATGCCGGTCCACGCTGAGTTGGTCCCGTCGACCGCGTCTACGCGGGTATCCTCGAACGTGCGGGACAGGGCCGGAGCCAGGGAGTAGAACTCCTTCCAGCTCCCGGCATCCCGGATCCACGCCTTCTGGACTTCCTTCCAGCTCGAGGCGTCACGGATCCAGACCCCATTGACCTGTTTCCAGGTCCCGCCATCTCGGATCGAGGAGGCCATGACTTACGGCACCTTGAACCAGATGGTGCCATCAGGGGCCGAGCCGGAAGCGTCGGAAGTGCTGACCGTGTACCCATTGGTGAGCGCTCGGGCCCACGAGCCCCAGGTTGCGCCGGTCATCTTCCGGGTCCAACGCTCGTCAGTGTTGTAGACCTGGAACTCCTGGTACATGGAGTTCACATCCCAGCGGATGTGCCAGAGGTAGAAGTGCGCGGCGACCGGGATGTTCGAGGCCGTGTTCGCTCCTGCGTAAAAGCCAGTCGTTACGATGTTGTTGGGGTCCGTCGTCTGCTCGGCACTAACGCCCAAGCGCGACGGCATGCGTGCATCCGCGAACTGGCCAGAGACAACATCGGAGGCTGCGATCGCCAAGAGGGTCTTCACCTGGGCGGCGGTGAGGTCCGTTGGATCTCCCGTGCCGGCCGATGCCGCCCGACCCTTGATGGTCGACTCGGCCATGTCGGCGAGGCGGGTGTTGCCGATCGCATTGGTCGGGATGTCGATCGTCGGATTGTCCGAAACGCCATCGCCGTTGCTGACGGTCACGACGTTGGTCGTGCCGACGATCGAGCGGGCCGCAACCACACCCGATGCCGTGCGGGTGATGAGCCCGTTGGTGCTCAGGCCGACGATATTGGTGAGGATCGTCGCGGCCGCCTGGTAGACGCTCGAGAGCGCGGCGATCGCCGCCGCGACATGCGCCTTGATGGCCTTCTGGCTCGCTACCTTGGTGTCGCTGTCGGCCGCCAGGGTGTTGTCGGTGTCGACATCGGCCTTCGCGAACTTCTCGGTGTCGAGCTCGTTGAGCGCATCCTGCACGTTGGTGGACGCAAGACCGCCGGCAGGAGTCGTGGCAACGCCCGAAGCAGCTCCACCACCAGCGAGCGGCACCCAGCTCGTGGTGCCAAGATCGTAGACCCGCCACTCGAGGGCAACGTTGTTCCAGTAGACGGCGCCATCCTGGAGTGCGTTGCCGTCGTTATCAAGCGTCGGGTTGGCTGCTTTGGCTCCGAGGTACTTATCGTCGAAGGCATCCCAGCCGGCTTCAGCAGCGGCCTGTGCCGCTTCGGCTGCAGCCTGGGCGACCAGCGCTGCATCGCGCGCATCCTCGGCAGCAGCTTGTGCCGTCTCAGCGTTGGTCTCTGCGGTTTCGGCATTCGCCTCGGCCGTCTCGGCATTGGTCTCCGCGGTCTGGGCGCTGTTCTTGAACGCCTCGGCCGCATCCCGGTAAGTGAGAGCCAGATCTCGAGCAGCTTCGGCCGCCGTCTCGGCCGCTTCGGCGTTGTCACGGAAACCCTCGGCCGCGGCTTGAGCAGCTTCCGCTGCCGCCTGCGCCGTCTCGGCATTGCTTTCGGCCGTTTCGGCGTTAGTCTCGGCTGTCGCAGCAGCGGAGGCAGAGGTTGCAGCATTGGTCGCGGAAGTGGCGGCGCTGGAGGCGCTTCCCGCAGCTGCTGTGGCTGCGGTCTCGGCGTTGGTCTCGGCAGTCTCAGCGTTCGTTTCAGCCGTCTGGGCCGCCGTCGCCGAGGCAGCTGCAGCCGCAGCGGCAGCTTCGGCATTCGTCTCTGCCGTCTCCGCGTTGGTCTCGGCCAGCTCGGCGGCCGTCTCTGAAGCGGCAGCAGCGGCGGCGCTATTAGCGGCGTTCGTCGCGTGCGTTTCGCTGTCGACCGCGAAAGCGCCGCCGATGTACTTGACGTGGATGGCGACGCCAACCGCGATCGTCTCCGAGAACGTGATGACGGAACCAGAGAGCGAGAACGTCGACGGGGGCTGCTCGACGCCACCCACCACCGGCCAGCAGGTCTGCTCTTCTAGCGGCGCCTGGCTCAGGGTGTAGTCTGCGGTGCCGTCGCCGACGAACTCGTCGGTCACGATGATGACCGCTTCGACATCCGCTACCGCGTCGTCGACGTAGGCCTTGACCGCCTTCTGGGTGGCGAGTTTGGTGTCGCTGTTGGCAGCGAGCGTCGTGTCGGTGTCGAGATAGGTGTGCGGGATCTTCTCGGTATCGAGCTCAGTCAGGGCGTCCTGGACGTTGTCCGAGGAGAGATTGCCCGCCGGCGTGAACCCGATGCTCGAGGCCTCGGCGACACCGGCCGACATGGCGAACCAGGTAGTGGTGGCCAGGTCGTAGGCTCGCCATTCTTTGGCGACGCTATGCCAGATGATCGCGCCGTCGATGAGCGCGTTGCCGTCGTTGTCGAGGGTGGGGTTCGAGGTCTTCGAGCCGAGGTACTTATCGTCGAAGGAGTCGAACCCGGCTTCGGCGGCGGCCTTGGCAGCTTCGGCAGCAGCTTGCGCAACGAGGGCCGCATCTCGTGCGTCTTCAGCGGCAGCGAGCGCATCTAGGGCCTGAGCCAGAGCTGCCTCAGCATTCGCCTCAGCGAGCTCGGCAGCCGTCTTGTGGTTGGCGGCTGTGGTCGCCTGACCAGCGGCCGTCGTGGCGGATCCAGCGGCAGCAGCAGCTGCCGTCTCTGCAGCTACTTCCGCGGTCTCGGCATTCGTCTCAGCCAGCTCCGCATTGACCTCGGCCGTCTCGGCGTTGGCCTCAGCGAGTTGGGCAGCAGCAGCCGCGGCTTCAGCTGCCGCCTGGGCAGCCTCGGCGTTTGTTTCGGCCGTCTCTGCATTGGTCTCGGCCTGCTCGGCGCCCACCTTGGCCATGATGGCGGCCGTGGCACTGGCGGCGGCCTGGGCTTCCGAGCTCGCAGCTAGAGCAGCGGATGCTGCAGCCGCGGCGGCAGACGCAACTGCGGCCGTGACGTCGTCGAGGTTATCGGCGACCTCGTTGATCGCGTCGAGGTTCTCCTTGACCTCCTTGACGACCGGATAAGCTTCACCGAGCAGCTCATCGACCGTCATAGTGACGTCGTTGGGCCGGTGGAAAGTGGACCTACGACCCATGGTTAGACAAAGCCCCGCTGCTCGAGCTTGTCGTGGGAGGTGTGGGCGGACTGGTTCGCCAGATCGCGCTCCTCGATCTCGAAGCAGGCCTTCTCGTAGGCGGCCAGGTACTCCTGGCCCTTGAGGATGTTCTCCTGCCCGTTCATGTGGGAGAAGACTTCCGATGCCACCCGCTTGGTGAGGGCATTATCAAGATAATGGGGAATATCGATTACCTGGTCGAGCAGCTCCGTCACTTCCTCGTCTTCTTCGTCGACCAGGGGCGGATGGTAGGCCTGGTAGATGATCGAGAGCGGCTCGCCGGCCACGGGCTCCGGAACCTGGAGCGACAGGGGCGAGGGCGTGAAGAGAGAGTAATCGTGCTCCGCATCGTTCAGCGGGAACTTGATGGGGTCTTCCTCGACCTCGTCGTCTTCCGCCGGATTGGTGGGATTGGCGACGCCCCAGACCTCGCGGATGCGGATGGCGATGTCGTCCCGGAAGGTGTCCTCCTCCGAGTCGATGATGTATTTGTTGACCTCGGTGCCCACGGTGGCCGAGTGCTTGGCCAGCAGGTGGTACATCGTAAGCCCTTCCACCTGCTCGATAATCACTTCCTTCTCGCTCAGGACAAAGCGAGTGAAGATGTCGATCAGGGCGGTGTTCACGTACTGGATCAGCTGCGGGTACTTGGCCTCGACGATCGTGCCCGAGCCAGAGTTGCTGATCGCAAGATTGGAGAGCTCGCCAAAGGACAGCCGGCGGAAGAGCGCGGAGAGAAGCATTTAATCAACCCGGATTATCGAGATAATCGATCAAACGATGTAGGAGGAGAGGCGGCTGGCTTCGTTGTCGGCGAGCTCATCGGCGTCCCAATCGGGACCGCCATTATGGCCCTGCATCGGGTGCGGGGCCTGCTCGCTCGGTTTCCAAGCGTTGAGGTACATTAACATAGAAATCGTATCGAGGCAGTCGTCTTTTCCCTTGAGGCCGTTTTTTGTGGCCAGACGGATCTGTCCGAGAAAATGCGCCATAATCCGGGAGGTCTTCATCTCCTGGGGGAAGTACATCTTCCCGGCCTTGAAGAGCGGCACCACCAGGTTGAAGCGGGTGAGCTTGTTGGTGTGCGGCCGGATGCCGGCGGCGCCGGACTTCTCCGAGCTCGCGAAGTTGAACCAGATGTTCCTGGTCAGCATCTCGCCCTGCAACCACTTGATGAAGGCGAGCTGCTGGCCGGTCACCTCGATGCCGACCGACTGCGGGTGCGAGGCCTGAACCAGGCGGAAGAGATCGTTGACCGTCTTGTCGGAGGTCTGGCGCTCGACGATGCCGTCGACCCAGAACCAATCGCCGTTGTGGTTGTAGGCCCAGACCGAGATGACCGAGAAGTCGGCCGTCTGCTTGTCGGAGACCGCCCAGTCCGTCGTGATGTAGAAGTTGAAGGCGCTCTTGTTGGCGAGCAGCTCCGTCCTCGAGTACCAGCGGATCTCCTCGTCCTGGACCAGGCGCTCCTCGTCGGAGGTGATGCGGAGCATGAGCTCCTGCATGAAGCCGGCGACCTTGCCGGTGAGGACCGCGTTCTCGTACTGCTCCATGATGAAGTCGTAGGAGAAGCGATCCTCCCAGGCGCCGACGAACTCCTCCCTCGTGCAGGGGAAGCGCTCGCAGACCGGCCAGACGTTCACGTCCCAGGCGCCGGACTCGACCGCCTCGATCATGATGTCGTCGTTGTTGAAGGGAGTGCCGTTGAAGACGATCTTGCGCCGCGTTGGATCCAGCGCGTAGTTGATCCCCTTGTAGACCGTGTCCTTGATCGCCTCCATCGAGGCCTTGGACTTCGAGTCGTCGTCCGAGATCAGGTCGTCGAGGACCGCCAGCGTCGGGCGCTTGCCGAAGATCTTCGTACCGCGGATGCCGGTCTTGGCGCCGAACATCTTGACGCCGAGCCGATGGCCTTCCTTGTTACGGAACTCGAGGTAGTTGTCGGTGAAGTGGGCCTCGGGCAGCCACTCCTGGAGATAGTCCGAATTGTTGTAGCGGAACTCGATGTTCTTGCGCGCCGACTTGACGCCGTTCTCCATGGAGTCGGAGACGTAGATCATCCCGGTGACGGTGCCGAGCCCGGGCAGGTAGCCGAAGACCGCGATGAAGAGGACCAGGTATTCAAAGAACAGCGTGGTCTTGGCGGCGCCGCGGAAGCAGAGGTTGGCGATCTGGTTCGACGTAGAATTCGCCAGCTTGTCCAACATCTTGAGGTGGACGGGCGGGGTCTTGTGGCTCTCGCCCTCGGCGCCGTTCACCAGCTTGATGAAGTTCATGTAGATGAGCGAGAACTCGGACGGCACATAGGTGTTGTCGTTGAGTGCCCGGTAGTCGACCTCGTCCAGCCATTGATCGAGGCTCTTCTTGATGATCACCCGGCCGGTGATGCTTTCGCCGAGCTCGAGCTCGGTGGGATCGGCGATGCCGACCGGGATGGTGCGGCTCATCATTTGGACGGATCTTCCGTCTTCACCAGGCGGGCGCCGGCGACGTCGATCGTCTTCATGGCGCCCTTCTCGATGAGCTCGCGCTGCTGCCGGGCCAGCTCCTCGAGGGTAGCCCGCATCTCGCCCATGCCCGAGTTGTCCGGAGCGCCGATGTTGATCTGGAACTCGCCCTTGGCCTCCGGCTTCTTGAGGTGCGTCAGCAGCGAGTTGGCCGCCTCGACGCGCACCTTCTCGCTGTTGGCGTTGAGCATCAGATCGGCCTGGACGTTGAGCGCCTTCTGGAAGAGATCCTGGTTGAGCACCCAGGTCGGAACCAGGGATTGCTCCATGATGAGGTTCACGAGCTTGCCGCGGTGATAAGCCGAGACGTAGGCCGAGATGTCCTTCTTGGAGGTGCCCTTGGCGAGGAGCGTCGCATAGCGCTGCGGGAAGGTCCGCGCGTAGCTGTCCTCGTTGTTGTAGCCCATCAGCTTGTAGGAGACGTAGGCGACCGCGTGGATGTAATCCTCGGTCTTGAACTTCCCCTCCTTGAGGACCCCCGAGTAGCCCAGGAAGTTGCCGCGGATCTGCTCGGCGACGAGCGGGTCGGCCGTGATCTGGTTGAGCGTGTCAACCATCGACTGGGTCACTGACGCGCGCAGATGCGCCGGCAGGGCGCGCTTGACGTCGTCCTCGGTCAGCGGAACCAGGGAAGAGGAAGCTGGTGCCGGCGTAGGAGCAGTCTCAGCCGGAGCGGGCTCGACGGGAGCGGCCGGCTTCGGGGCCGGGAACTGCAGCGGTGGCGCGTTAAAAAGCGAGGGGGTCGTCATTATCTGCCTTGCGTCAGCTTATTTTTGTGGTAATCATTATATCCATATTCCTGACCCACCACCACTTAATCGTTTTCGATTATCAAGGAATTTGCTTCCCTCGCGGCGTTTGTGGGTTTCCGCCGCTGAGGACGTGGGCCGAGTTTCCGGGGCTTTCCTCCTTTCACCCGGGACTCGGCCCTTTCATTTTCAGCGACGGTGGCAACGCTATCGACCAGGCGCTTGGCCTGGACGGCCCCGCCCGAGTTCGGGTCGACCTGGATTGCCGTCAGCACGGCTTCTTCCGCGGTAGCGCCGAGGTGCATGGCGGCGAGCGCGGCCATTGCCCCACTGCCCCAGGCATAGAAGGGGGCCACGCAGGGCGCCCAGTCGTGGCCCTCGAACTCCCATAACCTGCCGGCGGCATCGAGATGGATGATGACGGCCGTGTCCCTCTCGCGGACCTCGGGCCTGTCGACCTTCTCGTCGCCCTCGTACATCCAGTTCACGAAGGCCCAGATCAGGCTGTAGTTGCCGGCCGCGGCGACGAGGCTGCCATCCTGCATGACGAACAGCTTCTGGCAGTGGTTGTCGGCGATAATGTCGCCCGACACCCCGCGGCTGTCGGTGGCGAGAACGCCGTCGCGGTAGGCAACCGTGGTCACAGTGAAGGGCCCTCGCCGCGGTTCGCGCGCCACTCGATCAGCTTGTCTCGCGTGGTCGGAGAGTTGTTCACGATCGACTCGGGCTTGTCGTCGATCCAGACATCCGGAACCCAGTCGCTGGCGTCGGGGTCCGAGGCCATGTGGTGGCGCTTGGCGACACCCCGGGTGTAGTGGACCCGCATGAGCTGCTCGACGTCGACGAGGGGCGCCGTACGATCGAAGCGATCGTCGCGGATGGTGACGCAGCGGCACTCATGGCCATGCCGTACGACGAGCTCGACGAAGGCTCGCCAGAAGTGGGGATCCAGGGAGAAGGTCAGGTCGTAGTCAATCGCGATCTTCATTCGTCTCGTTCTTTGTTTGTTCGAGAAGGGCTTTGGCGTTCTCTTCCGGAAGATCCACGCCACTGAAGGTGTGGAACATCCGCTGCAGCGCGCGTACGGCGAGCTCGATAGGGATCTCTTTGGTCCAGATGGCCCGCTCGTCCTCGTCCCTGGGGGCATCCTTACTCATCGGTCGTCCTCGCGTTGAAGAAGCTCGCGCCGCACGCCGGCCAGAACTTCCGGGCCTCGAGGAATTCCATGTAGAGCCAGCCGGTGATGGGCTGCCCGCCGTTGAACTCGATCCATTCGTTGATGTCTTCGGAGTAGCCCTCGTAGGGGCGGCGGACGGGCTCGTACTCCCCGTTCGGCCGCTTCTCTTCACCCTTGGTCTGGTGGATGAAGAAGCGGGCCTTGTGGGTGAGGCAGACGTTCGGACGCGCCTTGTCCGCGAGGATGACGCAGGCCGAGTAGCACTCCCCGTCGATCGAGAGCTTCCAGCCGGTCTGCTTGAGGCGCCAGGCGAGGTGCTCGTACTTCTCGACGAAGCCGCCACCGTCATGCTGGATGACGCAGGGGTCTTTGTTGCAGCCCGGCGGGTCGTCGACGTTCGCCTTGGCGTGGACGGGGGATGCGTAGGCGACCAGGCCGCCGATCGCGAGGCAGGTCAGAGCCACGACGATCGCCATGAAGCGAGCGAAGCGGGAGCTGTCATTCATTCCTGGCTCCCCGGGGGTTTGGGAGTCACGCTCGCCATGGCGGCCGTCATCTGCGCCTCGGCCTTGGCGTAGAGCTGCTCGGCCTCAGCCTGGGACATCTCCTTGCCGGTGACCGCCTTGGTCAGGCGACGGATCGTCCAGATCGCCCGTTCCCGCTGGTCGGTGGGGGGCTCGCTCGGGATGGCCATGCTCAGACCACCCACTGATTGTTGAGCTTGCTGAATCGGTCGAGTTGGTCGACGTCCATCAGGTCGGTCGCCGCCGCGGCCGCCGGGCTTGCTTCGCTCGGCTGCGCCTCGCTCGCGCCCTCTGGCCGGCCGGCTCCCTGGGAGAGGGTGAAGAGTTGGGTCTTCAGCTCGTAGCCCATGAGCGGCCAGATCTGCCGGACCGCGTTCTCGCGGGCGATGCGCTCGCCGATGTCCTTCTTGTAGTTGGCCGGATCCGCGCAGGCGCTCGTGCCGTGGACGGTGTAGCCGTTCTTCAGCCGGAGGACGCAGAAGGTCAGGAGCCGTAGGTCCTCGGGCACGTCCTCGATCGCGAAGTCGATGGTCGCGCCATACGCCCCATCATAGGCGGTGAAGTAATGCTCACTGGCGATAGCCGCCTCGACCTGGGCGAGAGTCACGCGCGGGCCGGTCGCGCGTTCGGAGAGCTCGATCTCGGCTACGCCGCCGTGGGCTACCTTGTGGCTCATTGGACCAGCTCCCAGTCGTCGGCCAGGACATCGCTCTGGCTCGCCAGCCAGCCCATGAGGATCGCGTCGTCGGCGGTCTTCATGATGATGTAGGGAAGGACCTTGGCGAACCCGCCGTTCTGCTCGGCATGCTCGCGGGTGTGCGTGTTCCAGAAGTTCTGCGCCGGGTTGGCGTCGAGGCCCTTGCCCAGGCAGATCCACATGCCCTTGCCGTTCCAGCCGGCGCGGGCCACGCGCTGCCCCGCCTTCAGCTGACGAAGCGCATCGGAGAAATCCATGCTCATATTTTCCTTGCTAATGTCGTTGGGTTATCGAATAATCAGCTTGGGTTTTAGAGCACCATTAGGTGAATAATGCAAGACCCTATTTTGAACGGATTATGAGAATATGAGCAGCCACAGCCTAGCCCTAGGCCTCCAGGCCTGGCGCTTCCTCAAGAAGCACCGGGGCACCATCACTAAGGTCGCGGCGATCGGCGGCGTCTGCGTCGCGGCCTACACGCACGTCTTCAACCAGGGCTTCCAGAAAGCCGAGCGTCACTACCTCCACCAGATTCAGCTGACCGAAGCGGCCAACGATCGCGCCGTCGAGCAGGCTGACCGCGTCTACGCCGAGCGCGTCGCGGCCCTCACCGCAAAGAACAAGGAACTTGAGAATGCACTTGCAGAAAATGCTGCGGCACGTGCCGCTGATCCTCGCGGCAGCGAGCTTGGCCTTGACGCTGGCAGCGTGCAGCGCCTCAACCGGATCCGCTAGGGCCCGGCTCGACCTCTCGAACGCGCCGACAGACAAGGACGCCAACTGCAAGCAGGCAACCGTCCTCCCGTCCCGGGATCTCACCAGGGCCGAGGTCGAGTCCTACTGGGAAGCCGATCGCGTCCGGCTCGCGGCCTGCTTCGGGAACGTCGACGCGCTCCTGGCCTATATCGCCCAGCTGAAAGCCGGCTTCGACGCGGCGCCGCGGGGTAAGCGCTGATGGACCTGGAGCTGGATGACGAAGACGAGCTCGAGGGAGAGGACGAGGAGTGGGTGCCGACCGTCCGCCTGAACAACGGCCTCGAGGTGGACGTCTTCCTGGCCCTCGACGATGAGGGCAAAGGGGTGGACCTGGATGAGCTGCACAAAGCCCGCTGGATGCTATGCGGCAATAAGCAGGTGGGCTTCTACCAGGTGGACGTCCACTCGGGGATCTGGGCGTCCTATGTCTACCACTAAGCTCACGCGGACAGGGTTTACCCTCGCCCTCTGGGCGCTAGTCTTCATTCTCATCGCCCTGCTGATGGTGAAGCACATGCACGATCCGTGGCGGCTCCTGCCCTGGCCATTAACTTGAAAATCATATAATCGAAAGAAACTTCATGAGGGGGCTTTACGGCCCCCTCTTCTTTTCGTTATACCCCCCTCCTCTCCGAAACGGGGCAACCCACCCCCTACCTCTGTCTTTCCCTCTGAAACCTTCCACCGGGCTTAAACCACCGGAAGAAAAATCAAGAGGAAAAAAAGACGGACGGGCGAAGCTATGCCTTCAATCGCCAGGCCAGGGCTAGGGGGACTCTCCCACTCAAGGGATTGAGAATCATAACCAATTCGTATCTGAGATACGCGATAGTAGGTCACCTCGCAGGGCGGAACCAGGGAAATGAACCTGGATCCCCTCCGCTCGGGAGTCATTATCAGAGCGAATCGAAAATCATTATATAAAATTCCTGCGCTATTTTTTTGATAATCAGATAATCAGGACCCGATCTTAGGGCGCTCTCATGGCTCCGATTATCTCATTATTAACGATAATGCCCTGATAATCACTATAATGATTATCTGGATTTTTGGCATTATGGGATTTTTGCGTGGAGACGTGCTCAGGTAGTATTCACACCCGGGGGTCCCGTTTCAATTAGGGATATCCCCCCCGGGTCATTCACACCTCACACCAGGACACCTCCCCCCTTCTTTTCCTGGTTCGCATCGCTGGGCGCTTACGCGCCTTGTGAGTGTTCAACCATGGAGGTCATCATGACCACTGTTGCTCGTGCCACATCAGGCACAATCGTTACCCTGCTCGGCACCATTGGCTCTGGTGCTACCATGATCGCCAAGACCGTGGACGCAGCTGCCTCGTCCATCGACATGCTTGACGCCTATGTCCAGCGTGCCAAGGACCAGCAGCGCAAGCTGCATCTCATCGAAGATGACGGCTGGCTCGAGACCCAGATCCGCGAGCATGCCCTCGAACGTGAGGCCACTGAGGCCAAGATCCTCGCTCAGTACGCGGGGAACACAGCCGGCGCCGAACGCTACAACAAAATCGTAGCTCACCTCGAGTCGCTCTTCGCCGAAACCAAGCCCTAATCCCAACTCCGGAGCTCCGGCTCCGGGGTTGCCCCAATCCGAGGATAGACAGATTATCTGATTAATCTGTTAATCCTTTTCTCGATAATCACCAATCAGCTGGCCTGAGCCGGCTGCATCACCTTTGCCACGATGTCGCTAGTCGAACCGATGAGCCGTGCTCGCTCCCTCCACGAGCCAGTCTCCCCAAGGTCGAACCAGTGATTGGATGCAGCAAGGGCTGATGCAGCTCGCTCAGTCCATCTGATTATCAACGATAATCCCCTTAAATATGGAGAATACCAATGCGCTCTATCGCAATCGCAGCGCTTGTTGCCGCCGTGTCCGAGGTCGCCGTTGTCTCTGATCCCGACGAGCTCATCCTCGAAGAGGACTGGGACGCGTTCCGGGCTGATGAGCTCAACGACTTCCACGGCCTCGAGCTCGTGGACGACGATCGCCAGATCAGGGACGCAGGCCATGTCTGGTAACCTGCGCTACATCCTTGTCGCACTTGCACTCTCGCTCGGCATCATCGCTTCGGCGGTATGGGTCGGCGACGCAGTGCTGGCGCAGATCCAGGAGAACCAGGCATCATGAGCATCATCGCCGATGTCCCGGTCCTCTTCGTCTGGACCTTCACTGCGTTCCTGATCGGCTGCGTCCTCACCGCGGCCGTCATCGGGATCGTGAGCTACGTCAACGCCGACGCTAAACGTGAGCGTTGGAACAACCGCCGGCGCAAGGAGCGCCAGGCCCGTCTGAGGCGTTTGGTCCACGGCTGAACCAGGAGCATCCTATGTTCATCGAGATCCCGCCGATCCCATGCCAGCACATCGCCGATTACTACAATTGGCTGTGGCTGAACCATCACTGCATCGCTTGGAACCTGCTTCGCCGAGGCTATGGCCAATGTGCCAGCGGCCGGATCGAGGCGGGTTTCAACAACCTCTACGAGGAGAGCTGAGCCATGCTCAAGATCATCGGCGTCGACAACTTCAACCGCGATACCGTCGCTGATGAGCTCCTCGTCGAGCGCATCCCCGACGAGAAAAAGGCTGAGGCCGAGGGCGTCTGCAAATGGCTGAACGAGTTCAGCTGCGACGACCACGGCGGCACATTCTACATGGTCGTCGACCAAGAACGTCGCCTCTCTCGAGGCATGCTGGACCTCGTCTAAGGTCCTCCCACCAACCCACAATTCGCTTTGCTGGGGGCGCTTGCGCGCCTTCAGATCCATTCAACACGCCATCACAGGAGCTACCACACCATGGGCGTTACGATCGACTTCAACCAGCAGAACAACCAGCCCCAGAACGGCCGTCGCAGCACGCCGTTCGCCGGCCAGAATACCCCGAATGGCGACAAGCCGAAGAGCCAGCTGTGGCTGGACGTCGGCCGGACCGTCAACGGGACCTTCATCAAGCTG